ACGAGATGAGCGCTAGTCTCGTGGGCTCGGAGATGTGTATAAGAGACAGAATTTACAGTATTAATATTAAATTACTCCTAATCGCTCTAAATATCTCTTCAGGAGAATACTTTGCAGTTATTCTATCCATCATTGTATCAGAATATTTATTTGTAATTTTGTATTCTTCTGATACACTTTCTATCAAGATATTTGGTCTAGGGTAAATTAGGCACGGATGGTGATCCGCTTCGTGTAATCCCCATATAATATTACGACTTCTGTTAACCTCTAATATAGGAACAGATGGTCCTAAATATTTTGGAAACCATTCGACAAATACTGGTCCATACGCTGACACAAATTCAGGATCTTTTAATGAAAAAAACATCCTATCCTTTGGGCTTATTTCGTAAGGATGGTATCCGATTCTTTGTAAGAAATGAGGAAGACTTCTGTCCATACTAAGAATAGATTATGAGTTTATAAATACCTTGTAATCTTATTAAGACAATATTAATCATCCTAATTACATTTGTTTTAAAGTCTTCTAAACTAATATCCTCTTCATTTGTATTTAATAGAACTTGTACATCCATTAACAAACTTTTAGGTATTACATCATTTAGAGACTCTTTCTTTAATGAATCTCTTAAATATGCTAAATTAGTTAGAATACCAATAAAATCACTATTGACAATATTGCCTTTCATAATACGGCAATCTCTATCTATAGTATACAGATCATTTAGTATTTGTGCTCTTATCTTCTCCTTCTTTCTCTTCCGTAGTAACAGTATTATGCATACTATTACACAAGTTACGATCATCGCTTCTACAGTCATACTTTGCTCTTTGAATGAATATTGGTATAGATACTGCTAAATATAAGAAATATATTAGTGTATCTCCACATGATAATATAACTAATATAATTAGCCATATAACCCAACAAACTCCTTCTAACAGTCCGAGTATTATGCGCTTTGCTTGAAATTTCTTACGATTCCTTCTAAGGAACCTTTCAAGTCTAAGTATAACGCTTTGTACCTGCATAGCTCTTCGTACTCTTCTTTAGTTAATAACTTACAGTCAGTATTATACCATACTGCTTCTTGTGCTTTTTTGACTTCTTCTTTCATAAATTTGATATTTTTATTGTTAATATTTACTGTTTTTAAAAGCTATTAGCTTCGGTAGCCGTTAGCATTCGTTCAGCTCGGCAATTTAAACCTACTAGACCCTAGAACCCACTAACTTTGTATATTAACCAAACGCGCATGAAGTATTGTAGTTAGCTACGATGAGGTTGCTTTTACTCTAGGGAAAACTATATACGTATTTCACAATAGGTATATAGCAGCTGTGTTAAATTAAACACGTACAACAGCAAAAATGGAGAATATTAAACTCTCTATAAAACCGCCAATAAATTTTTATATGATTCTGTGGCAGGATTCGAACCTGCATTCGCCCTTAGCAGGGGATTCTACCATGTATTAGATACTTAAACTACACAGAATTACCACATACTTTTCCTCACTATTAGTATGAGATAGTAGCGAACTAATTACTTTTACTCGCAATAATTAGCTGAGGAAATTATGCCAAAAGAATATTAAATTAGATAAGAAAGTTGTGTATCACTTCATACACTGGATACGTACACATATCATTTATTCCTGTACTTTTTGTTAAATGTATCTACTGCTTGTTCTCTATTAGGAAAAGTAGTTATTACTAATCTTCCTTCTTTTTCAAGAATAATAGACCATTCGAAAGCGTGCTTTCCAACTAGGATAACTTTACGTCCTAGTGCATCTTCGACTATTGCCCTAACTGTGGCATCACAATTTGATTTGTGATATTTTCTTTTTTTATTCATTACACAGTGCTGCTTTTATCATCAACAACGTTTGTTCGGCTTTTAAAAGCTTCTCATATCTTTCCTGAGTAAGAATATATACTGAGCCTATCTTTGCAGTATCCAGATCTTGTACATTAATTTCTTGTAATACTGAAGTATTGCTAGGCATATTCTCTTCCTTGTCAAATATAGAAAGAGATATTACGTCTCTAAGTTCAACTTTTCTTTGATCTGCGCCTAAGGTAGATATACATACAGAATCTATCCTAATAAGAAGATCAACGAAATATTGTTGCATATCTATAGGATTATTTAAGCCATCTACTATATGTACATAACTCCCAGAGTCTACAATAGCTTTAGCTTCTTTTAAATTAAACCCAAAGACTACTTTCAGTATTTTCACCCAGTTAAGCCTACAAGTAGACTTTTTGAAATTGAATATAACTTTCATTGTATTGATTTTTTGTTTGATACTAATAAAAAGGGGTGAGTTTTCACCCACCCCCAACTCCCTAGTTACGAGCCGCTAGATTGTATGCTATAACAGCAAGTATTATATCACACAATATGAATGCCCCATGTACTCCTGTCTTTTCAGATAGGAATGGTAGAAACACATTAGCATGAATAAACACTGCTAAAATAAAATACACAATCTTTGGCTTGTTTTCATCTTTTCCTTCCATGATGAATGTTTTTAAAAGTTAATAATATTAATTAACCCAAAACATCATATGCAGATGTTCGGGAGTTTTGTTAAAATAAGCCACCTTTTTAGGGGTGGCGAGCCTTAGTATTTTCCACCTAAGGGCGATTAAAACAGGTTTGCCGGTTACCCAGCAAATCCCTGTTATACTCTAGGCACTCTAATTCCTGCTTGTGCCCCCGGTCGTTGTGGTCGGTTACCCGGCACTACAACGTTATCTGTAGGTAGTGGATCTGGTTGAGATGTCTCTAGACCCTCTGGATCTCCAGCTGATTGTGCTCCCGCAAATGCATCAGCTCCTCCTACAGTTTGTCCAATATTATTATCTGGTACATCTGTATCTTCACCAATTGGTAAGATAGTACCATTCTCAATACCTCTACGCCAGCTAGATTCTAGTAGCTTTTCAGCATCCTCCCCTCTTGCAGGGGTCCCGTCGGGAAGTGTTCGTATTATAACTTTGATGTCATTAAATACGATAGGATCACCTTTAGCATTGCAGACTATCTCACCCTGCATATGGTTATTGCCATCTGTAGCCCATACTCTGTTAAATGGCTCAGGTGTCTGCATACGTATTTCCTGTAGATATATCTCTTTAGGAAATTTAGCTTCTAAGGATTCTTTCATTGCCTCTGTAATAAACATTACATAGTTGAAAGATGCAGCCCATTCATCATTTGCAGGTCTTACTTCTAGTTTACAATATAAGTTACCTGTGTTTGCCTCTGCGAATTCGTGTCCAATAATAATACATTTCATTTGTTTGTCCTCCTTAATTGTTTGATTATTTAATTGTTTGATTGTTTATGTAAAGAGTAGGATACGCTATATATTATATGTATGCGTAAAAGGCAGCTATAAGCAATGTGATTAAAGGGCAGACTAAGAGAGAGTGTTAAACTTACAAACACTCTCTTATCAATTACATACACATAAATCACAGCAGTATCCTATACTCCTCACAATATGCTAAAAAGGAAATTTGACTTGGTGCATTGTAAGAAGGAAAATAGGCTATTGCCTATTCCTTTGAATCGTGTATAACAGCAACGCAAGAAAGATCAATGAGTACTTTATACTCACATTTGTTCTTCCTACTTAGGATAGCTGCTAACTCATTAGCATCCTTCTGTGTTTGTTCATCATGCCCTTCAAATGTTTCTACTACTAATGGAGGCATACGATTAAAACATCTTATTACTACTAACATAATATATGATTTTATTGATTAATAATCAAATTACACCTAAAACTTATCATTTGGCTATAAATAATTAGTAAGCCTATCAGGCTATGCCATTACGTTCGTGATGTCAGTACTGATTCGTTAGTATTACTCTAACATACACTAAACAACCGGTTTTTCGGGTACATAATTAGATATACAGAAAGATAAGAAACTGGTGTCCCACTACGTCTTGGGAAGTTATTGAGTTTTTTGGTTCTGATACATATTACTGTATGGTAGTCATTCGGTTCTTTATCTCCGATACGGTCAAACATACCCTACGAAGTCCCATACAGTATGAAAGTATAAATACAATATACCTTCACAATCGGCTAAGAGGGAAATAAACTTGGTGCAGGGAAATAAACTTGGTGCATGGTAGGATTAAAAAGGAAAGAGCCGAAGCTCTTCCCCTTTAGTTTGGTAGATCACCTGTAGCTCCCTCGTACGGGTCTACGTCTACCTCTACGATAAGCCCATCACGCAGCAGATTCCTGCGTAGCTTGTCTGCCATCGCTTGTGGCTCATCCACGTACTCTCCCTTGAACTGTCTGCATACAACAGACAGACTGGTAAATACGTTCTCTGAGATTGAACCGTCCTCAGATACCTTCTGGTACGGAGTAACCTCTACACGTACCTTCTGGAGTTCGATAGTCTCAGGTGCGTTGGCAGCTAGCTTGTTAGCTAGTGTTTCGCTACACCACATACGATACTTCAACTCCTCAGCAAACGGATCACCTTCCGGCTGTGCTAGGATGTTCACGTACCAATTACCGTTCTCTGCTTGCTTAGCTTCTAGACTCATGATTGCACACTTCATAGTCGTCTCGGCTGTCTGCCCCTCAGCAGTAGTTCTACATTGCAACCGCCTTCCGTTACAACTGCTTGATTAATCACAATCAGCTGATAGATAAATTGATTTGATGCATAAGTACCGGGGGTGTTTCCTTGATGCATGATGGGGAGGGGTGTTTGTATATACTAGTTTCTATATTCACAATTATATCCCCCAATTTTTATTTTATAAATTTTTTATAACAATACCCCCTTATACGCGTTATCGTTAAAAACTTAATATTATGATATTTGAACAAGAATTAAAAGATAAAGGATTTGAGATTAGAGACAACCAGCTCTACTACGAGTTTAGTGATTTTGAACTATTAAGAGCTAGAGTAAGTGAATGGGATTGCGCTGATGGCTCTAAAGCTTTGAAAGTATCAGATCTAAGACTAATGAATCCTATGGAGGAAGGTATGGCTCATATGATGATTTCATATTCACTTTACTTTAGGGATATTAACAAATTTTATGAATTATTAACACTTTTAGGTTATAAAATAAGTTAAAAATAGTTAAATTATGTTAAAAGAATTAACAGTTAAAGAGGTAGAGGCTATCCTAAGTAAAGATAATAATGTGTATGGTATACATAGTATTGGTGATCATATGTATAAAATACCAGATTTAGGGTATACAGGACCTAAAGGAGCTACTAGATTTGTAAATGAATTAAGGCAAAAAGTTAATGAATTGTCTACGAAACTCTCGTAGATATGTTAAATAATCATAAATAATGTTAAAAAATTTTGATCTTTATAAGCTACCAGTATGGGTTGTTAGGTGGTTTTTCTCTAAGCAGAAGGCTAGAGAATGTGATAGAACTGTAGAAGATAATGGTTGTAAACACTGTTATTTACCATGTGTTTTTAATAAAAATCATCTATTAAGACCTAAGAAAAATCATTAATCTAGAGTAAACAGTAGAACAAAAATGAATACTGTAACGTTACTACACATACTTGTAGGTTAGTATATAGTAGTATAGTAAGAAATATATACTCCTACTCTGGATATAAAATATAAATACATAATAATAGTATTATGGATGATGACTTTTACTTTTTTAATGAATTCGAAGATGCATTAGATCCTACTGATGACGACGATCAGTATAATTATTAATCAAAAGAAAGGGATCAAATATGTTTAGACAATATTTAATTGACGAGATTGAAAGGTATCAAGACAAAGAATCTTGTGAAGCATTTGAACAATGGTGCGAAGAGATGGAAGGGTTAAAAGAATCTGCATTTAAAGCAGGATTTGAGGCTGCTTTAATTTGGATTAAAGAAATAATCATGGAGCGTACTGTTGAACAAAAGGCTGAAGAACATAACAAATATTATTACAAATAATATGGGAGAACCAGAAGCTTATAAAGCCCTAGAAGAAGGGTATATTAGAGTTGATGGCAAAGTTTATAACATGGAAAAGCAGCCTCAGGGATGGTGTGATGGCTGCTGTTTCTATAACATGGGAGTTTGTCCATCCATAGCAAAGAAAGTATGCTGTACAGGCGGCGTTATTTTTCATGAAAGGAAATAAAAATAGAACATTTAATACTAACAAACGTTATAGTAGAAAAATTTAAGTTTATGGCAGAGAATACAAATAATGATAGTTCGGTACAAGTAGATGAGAAGATGATCATCGATGATATTCAGAAAGCGTTAAAGTTCGAGTTTACTCGAGATATTCTGATCAAACCGTTACCAGTTGAATACGTAGAAAAAGAGATTACTGAACCTGTTGCGACAGGAACAAAAGACAAAGATGGTGTTGATAAATATGACACTAAAACTGAAGTAAAGAAAGTACCAACAACATTTAGAAAAGGCATTGTTCTAGCAATTCCTTCAGGTTATGAATGGCAAGACAAAAATAATCATCCAGAAGTAGGTGATACCATAGCTTTCCCTGCTAAAGCAGCTGCTTATTTTGACTTGTTTAAAGATAGCCAATTAGTGAATCCATACAATGTAGTAGCTTTTATTAAGAAAAGCAATGCTTAGTAGATTTAGTTGGATTTTTAATATAAGCCTATAGTTAATCACTATAGGCTTTTTTATTGCATAAAATATACAACAAAATTAAATAAGGTCCGTTATATAGTCATGATTCAACAAATGATAAATAATCTTTTAGGTAAATATTCAGAGTTTGTTCAATTTCAACAAGATGGTACTGTTAAAGTATTCGTTCCAGAAGACCTTAATAGTCCTTCAAAAGAAGGAGCTACTGAGGTAGTTCTTACACAGAAAGAAGCTATGAATTTTATGGGTTTAGTAACCCAACCTAAGCAATATGCAATTGGAGACAGAGTAGTGCAGGAATCAGATCCAGAGTTTGATATAAACAAATGGATTAAATTAGCACTAGTAATTATTAAAAAATAATAAAGAATATGAGAACAGAATATAAAGTAGTTAAGCCTTTTGGTTGTGCAAAGAGAGATGATATCTTTAAAACAGAAGATGGTATTGAGTATGTAATGGAGAGTACAAATAGTAATGATAAGTACACTAACTCACGTTACATGATGATTACTGCAAATTATGTATTAGAACTTCTTAATGGTGGTAACCTAAAAGAATGGGGTGAAGAAATTGAAGATGAAACTAATACAGATGAAGAATATATTCCGTCTAATGCAGAATTAAAATTGATTGCACTTGAAGCTTTTTTAGATGATTGTACTAAGAAGTATCAAGACAATATTCAGAAGGTTAATGAAGATTATAAAAATGGTAAAATTCAACCTTGTGTAAAAGTTGAATCTGAAACAGTAAACTATAACTTACTGAAGTTCATTAAGGCGGTTAAACAAATCTTAGATGTAGATAAGACAAATGAATAAATTAGTAAAATCTGTAAACAAAAATGATCTTGTTACAGAGTTTCTAATTTCACTTAATGGTATTCTTCGGCTTACGGACAGAGAACTAGAACTAATGGCAGAGTTCATTAGACTTGATCTTAACTATAATAAACAACCAAATGAGAATAAGAATATAGCTAATAGAGCTAATAGAAAGCATATCATAAATACCTTAGGTATTACTAAGGATAATTTAAGTAGATATATCAAGTCCTTTAAACAAAAAGGTATTCTAGTAGCAGGTCCAGCCGAAGATGAATTAAGTGTCAATAAAGCTCTAATACCAGAGATCATTGGAGACAGGGTTCAAGTAACAATTATAATTAGGATAAATGATGAGACAATTAGTAATTAAACCTGGTTCAATAATGCTGTGGAAGAGTTATGGTAAATTAAAAAGATGGTGGTATAAATTTCTTGGTAAGAACCTACCATATAATAATGGAATCTTAATTCGTGATACACAAACTATTTTATATGGTATTAGTGAAGAACCTTTTAGTAAAGAATCTGAAGTAGTAATACTAGAACCTAGAAAACAGTATTCTAAAGTTGAAACAGCTTTTTTAAATTCTATAGTATATGCTTCATCTGATAATACAACATCAGGATTAGATAAGATAGGCATTGCAGCTAATAGTGTTAGACCCGAGACATTTGATATGTCTTCTCTTACTCTGGATAATATAATTAACAATAAGTACTATAAAGTGATTTATGGTTCCACAAAATAAAACAAGTATTTATACAGAGTTATCACATAAATATAATATACCTTATCAAGTAGTAGAAGTGATTTGTAATCATCCTTTCAAATTTGCTCAAAATACAATTTCAGATGAGAAAGATATTAAGCCGATTATGTTTAGTTATTTGTTTAAGATTAAATTAAAAAAGAAATATGTTTGCAAAGAAAGAACCAAAAAATCCAATAGTAACGTATCCTAAACAAGGTTTAGCAGAGAATAGATATACAGCAGATGGGAAGATATGGGCAGCTTCAAACTTAGTTTCTTGGGTGAAAGAAAAGAACTATCCTATATTTAAATTACCATTAGCTGGAGTAAATCTAGACCATTTGCCTTGGGAGATAAATAACTTAGATGATATAATTTGGCATAGTAAAAGGATACAAGACACGGATTTGAGTCACCCAATACTAATTGATCATTTAGGTAGAATATGTGATGGTTATCATAGAATTGTTAAAGCAATAATTGAAAATAAAACCGAAATAGATGCAATACGAATTGAAGAAATGCCAAGACCAGACGGATATGAAGAATGATAAACTAGACGATAAGACTAGATGGGAGTTAATGCCGTTAGACTGTCTTGAGGACATTGCAAGAGTATATACAGAAGGTGCCAAGAAGTATGGTGATAATAATTGGCAGAATCTAGAGAATGGTTATGAAAGATACAAAGGTGCATTGTTAAGACACTTATATGCTTCTACTTATGAAGAATTTGATTCAGAAACTAAAGTAAGGCATGAAGCAGCAATAGCATGGAATAGTATTGCATTATTATACTATGCAAAGCATGGAAGAAAAACTAGACAAGATACTACTGAATCAACAAGTGATACTGCTGTATCTGAGACAGATACTACAGGACACGAATCGTAGTCAATTTGCAGAAGATTACGCTGCAAATTTAGCAGCACAAGCAACAGAAATAATATTAGGACACAATATAGTAAGAAAATAATATGGAATTAAAATTTAAGAAATTACAAGAAGACGCAGTATTACCTAGTTATGCTAACCCTAATGATGCTGGTTTAGATTTAACAGCAATCTCCTTTACTCAGGAATTTGATAAGAGTGGTAAGTTAGTATTAGTATATCATACAGGTTTATCCGTAGAGATTCCTGAAGGTCATGTTGGTTTAATCTTTATGAGATCATCAGTTTCTCAGAAGTCTATGTCAATGTGTAATGCTGTAGCTGTTATAGATTGTGATTATAAAGGTGAGATTCTTCTCAAGTTTAAGATTACTACAGATGCTCTTCCTACAATTTATCAGCCTGGTGAAAAGATTGCTCAGTTAGTAGTAATGCCTTATCCGAAGATGGAGCCGATAATTGTAGAGGAATTAGCAGGTGAAGATCGTGGTGGTGGATTTGGTTCAACTGATAAAAAAGAAGAAAATGAGAATGCAGAACAGGGACGAGAAAGCAGAGCAACTGAAGGAGATAATCAATCAGTACAGTAAAAATCCAGAGTACGTTAATGCATTTTATACTCAACAAGAAGCAGTAGATGCATTGAATAGACATTACAAAAATAGATACATTAAAATAAATTTAGATTAATATGAATACATATATTTATGCTGGTAACAGCTCACTTTTGGCAATAAAAGACAATGATCTTAATAGTGTTAGTTCTATTCGTAATCATTATTTGAATATCGACTGGGCTTGGGTAATTGAAGAAGACGGTATCCTTAAATTTAACGGTAAGGAGTATGAGGTAAAAACTGGGGATGTTGTTCTTGTTCTGTATGCTTCTTATAATAGAAGTGATGATGATAGAGATATTGCTATTATAAAGAGTGAAGAATTATATAACAACTTTAAGCGAAATCTCGAATACGAGAAAAATAGACATAATGAATGTTGTGAAGCATGTGCTCCTAGCGATTGTTAATTAATACTAATGAAACTATTCGACATACTTGGTGGTAAAGTAATTATTCACAATGACACCTTGGGCATACCCTGCTTTAAAAAGTTATGGGATGCTGATAAAGCAGATAAAGAAACAGCCACTAAACAAATAAGTTATATCGTACTCAAGAATAAATATGATAGTCCATATGTCCAAAGTATGAGTCCTGAAGAAATAGGGCCTAGACTCAGGAAAGAACTATTTGGAGATGCTAATTATAAATTACCAGTAGAGGTATTAGAGGCAGAACAAGCATACATTAACTTTAATGAAACCCTAATATTAGGACTACTTAAGAATGCAAGACTTAAATTAGATAGTGTATCTAGATATTATGCAGAATCTTTACAAGATGAACTAGATGATAAGAAAGTCCAATTAATATTAGCAGGTATGGAAAAACTTGGTAACACTATTAAATCTCTTGATGCATTAGAGACTGCTGTGAGATCTGAAGAGATGGCAAGTAGTAGAGTTAGAGGTGGAGTAGAAGTTAATCCATATGAGCTATCAAATAGACAAGCTGTACGATAAGTAATACAATTTGAAACAAAATAAAACTAACTGCCGTTACAGGCAGTGTTAAAAATTAAGAACTATGACTAAGGAAAAGAAAACTACTAGCACAAAGAAAACAAGTAAGGCTAAACTAGTTAAAGTTGAAGAGAAACCGTTCGATTTGATTATTGATTTTGGCCCAGCTCATGAGAATGAGGCTAGAAAAGAAATCGAACTGGCTGAAGAAATTGCATATAGAGAAAAGAAAGAAGCTTATTCAAAATCTATGGATCTTAAACCAACTAAAGCACCTTGGTATAAGAGACTAGGTTTAAAGATCAAACAGTGGTTTAATCGATAACAATTATGATTGATTTCAATAAGAGAATCAAAAATAGCAATAATTAAAAATTACCCCATACTCAAAAGGTGTGGGGTATTATTATATAAAATCCTAAAGTATGATAGATTTTAATAAGAAGATCAAAAATTCTGATAAATTTCGTCAGCCTGCATTAAACTTTATTAACAGCGGTTCTTATTGTCAGTATCCGAAAGGTACTACTGAATACTATAGCTTTTGGGATCAAGAAGTAGAAAAATGTATATATGGTTATACTGCAGAAGATGGTGATTTTATCACAGGCTACCATTATTTTTATTTAAATTATTGTCCTATAGTAAGACAAGTATATAGGGAGGTAACGAATAGGAAAACTGGTTTAAAAGAATGGAAATCTGTCAGTGAACGTACATTCCCAGATTTCTATGATTATGATTACTATTATTTTCAAGCAATAGAGGAAGCACAAGAACAAGGTAAACACTTATGTGTAGCAAAAGCTAGACGTAAGGGTTATGAACAACCATACTCTGAACCGGTACTTACTCCAACAGGCTATGTTCCAATGGGAAGTTTGAAAGTTGGCGATTTGGTTATGAACCCCAATGGAAGCCCAGTTAGAATTGGTGATATAGTAGAGCAAGGTACTACAGAAATTTATGAAGTGGAATTTCAAGATGGAAGAAAAGTGAGATGTGGCGCAAATCATTTATGGGCAACATGTCGTAACGGAAAGAAATTCTACATAATGCGTACTGTGGATTACATGAAACGCAAATTGAAACAAGGTAGTCCTGGCAAAGAACATTATCCATATAAGATACCAGAATTAAATCCATTGAATTTTGATGAGAGACCCGTTACAGTAGATCCATATGTATTGGGTGTATTACTCGGAGATGGTTACATATGTGGGGATCAAGTAAGATTCAGTACAGCAGACGAATTTATAGTAGAAGAATTACAAAGAAGATTACCAGATTACATTATTGAACATAAAGAACAGTACAATTACGTAGTCAAATCTAAAGTACAAGGTATAAATGAACTTAATCGACAATTAAAAGATTTAAAAGTAAAAGTAAAATCATACAATAAGTTTATACCTGAAAATTATAAATTTACAAGTATTGAAAATCGCTTTGAATTGATCAGAGGCCTTATGGATACAGATGGTTCTGTAACTAATGGAGCATGTAGTTTTGTATCTACTTCTGAGCAATTGATAGATGATACAGTATTTGTATTAAGGAGTCTTGGTATAAGATGTAAAAAATCTAAAGAAATACCAGGTAGAAATAATGTAGATTTTAATAACGGCAATTATTCTGATACTCGTCCACATTGGGAACTCACAATAACTACAGAAGAAGATATATTTAAATTACCAAGAAAGTTAGAAAAGATACGTAAGAATAGAACTTATAATTACAAAGGTATTGGTATTAAAGCTATACGTAAAACAGGGGAATTTGAAAAACAAAGATGTTTGTGTATAGATAATGAAAACCACCTGTATATTACTAAAGATTTTATCCCTACACACAATAGTTATAAAGGTGGTGCTATGCTTTGTCGTAATTTCTTTCTTGTACCAGAATCAAAGTCATATGTATATGCATCAAATAAACAATATCTTACAGATGATGGTATCCTTACTAAGGCTTGGGATTATATGGACTTTATTGATGAATATACAGCATGGGGTAAAAAACGTCAAGCAGTAAATACATCTATGAGACGTAGAGCATCTATGTGGGTTACTGATGATTACGGTAATAAAACTGAAGCAGGTTATAAATCTGAAATTATCGGTGTATCTCTAAAAGATAACCCTGATGCAGTACGTGGTAAAAGAGGTGTACTCATACTCTGGGAAGAGGCAGGTACATTTGCTGAATTAAAAGCAGCATGGCAAATTGCAAGACCATCTGTAGAACATGATGGTGTAGCATTTGGACTTATGATCATGTTTGGTACTGGTGGTGATCAAGGTGATGCAGTAGCCCCATTACGTGAAGCATTTTATGATCCTGAGTCCTATAACTGCTTAGGTTTCCCTAATATATGGGATGATTGTGCAATAGGTGGTAAATACTGCGGATTCTTTATTCCACAACATACTAATCTAGATTCAAGAGATGAAAATGGAAATCGTATGTTTATGGATAATGACGGTAATACTAATCACGAAGCATCAAGAAAATACATACTATCATTAAGAGAGCAAGAGCTTAAGAATGCAAAAACAATGCAAGCTATTGATAGATATGTAGCTGAACATGCTGAAACTCCTGCAGAAGCATTTACAGAGCTTACTGGTAATATCTTCCCTAAAAGAGATTTACAAAAACAATTAGCTCGTATTAGAACTAATAAGAAATTACAGAATCATAAACAAATAGGTGATCTTACTTGGGATGGTGGAACTGTAAAATGGAGTATTAAAAAAACAGGTGATATTACACAATACCCATTACCAAAAGAAGCGAATCCTGAAGGATCTATAGTAATATGGGAGCACCCATGTCCTGAAGCACCTATAGGTTTATATATAGCAGGTTGTGACCCTTATGATCATGACCAATCTGGTACTAATTCATTAGGATCTGTATTTATATATAAACGTATACAGAATTTTGAATCATATAGTGATATCCTAGTTGCTGAATATACTGGTAGACCAAAAACATCAGAAGAGTTCTACGAAAATGTGAGAAAACTACTAGTATACTATAATGCAAGATTAATGTGCGAAAATCAAAATACAGGTTTATTTGTTTATTTTAACAATAAACATTGTGACTACTTATTAGCAGATCAACCAGATATTATTAAAGACATTGTAAGAGACTCCAAAGTAAACAGAAGGAAAGGCTGTCATATGAACAAGGAAATTAAACTTTGGGGAGAAGGTAAAATTAAAGAATGGCTAGAGGAAGAAGTAGAATCTGGTCATATGAGACTTGAGTCTATATTATCAGAACCATTACTTGAGGAATTAATACAATATAATGATAAAGGTAACTTTGACCGTGTAATGGCATTAATGCAAGTAATGATATATAGGGAACAATTATATACAGCTCAAGTAAAACAAAAACAAGAAATAGAAAAGAAGCAAAGATTGTTTGATACACCAATATTTACAGATAGATGGTTTGAACAGGATACTTCTGATTCTACAAATAAATTATTTGATTCAAATATATTAACATTTTCATTTTAAAATATGGAACGCACAGTAAATAGCTTTCCTATACAAAAAATACCTTTTAGCCAAAAGAGTGAAGAATGGAAAAAAACATGTGTAGACTATATCATAGGACAATCTCAATTAAGTAATGGTAGTTCAATACCTACTGATGAAGAGATGCAAACATACTATGATTTATATAATAGTGTATACAGTGAAAAGGATTTAAAATATGTTACAAATCCTTTTAATCAAGATGATGGATTTCCAGCAGTAGCTCAGGACTATAATATTATTAGACCTAAAATAGATTTATTAATTGGTGAAGAAACTAAAAGACCATTTAATTTCAAGGTATGTAGGACTAGTGATGCAGCTGCAGGTGAGATGCAGGAAAAAGCTAAACAAATGTTACTTGACTATGTTCAAGCATCTATTATGGCTAAAATGGGTCCTGAAGAACAGGCTAGGTATGAGGAAGCATTATCTTCTGGTGAAATACAAACCCCAGAGCAAATACAGGAATACCTTACTAAGGAATATAAAGACGTAGCAGAAGTTACTGCTTATCATACACTAAACTATCTAAAACACTCTTTGAATATTGATCATGAGTTTGTAAAAACTTGGAAGGATGGTTTAATTGCTGGTGAAGAAGTAATATATGTAGGCATCAGGAATGGAGAGCCTTGTTTAAATAGGGTTAACCCAAAGAACTTCTGGTTTGATGATGCTGAAGGGATTGAGTTTATTCATGAAGCTTCAATGTGTTGCTATAAAATGCTTATGCCATATACTCAAGTATATGATGAGTTCTATGATAAACTTGATGAGAAACAGCTTAATCAACTATTAGAGAAGTTTGGTCAATATGGTAAAGGTGCTAAGAATTGGTTAGGTGATAAGAACATGGTAGATGATTGGAATCATATTGATACAAAAATCTACAGTAAGTATCCTGATCACAATCCTTATGGAGATGCAGAGGATGTAGTAGTGTATCATGTATGTTGGAAATCTTTTAAAAAGATTGGTTTTGTTACTATAATCAATCCTGAAACTGGAGAAGAGGAAGAATTCGTAGTAGATGAGTATTACAAGTCTACTGGTAATGAAGTGAATGTTGAATGGGATTGGATTATTGAAGTATGGGAAGGATATAACGCTGATGATCTTTACTTTGGAATTCAGCCTATCGAATACCAATATATTACAAGTAAGAATCTTAATTCTCAACGATTACCATATACAGGGATTGTCTATAGTAATACTAATAGTGCTCCTAAGTCTTTAGTTAGCATTATGAAACCTTTACAGTATTTATACATTACGACATTCTATAGAATGGAATTAGCAATGGCAAGAGATAAAGGTAAAGTTCCTGTAATGGATGTTACTCAGATACCAAAAGGTTTAGGTATTGATACTGCTAAATGGATGCATTATTTAAGTGCACTAGGAGTAGCATTCATTAACCCGTATGATGAAGGTTGGGACATACCGGGTAGAGAAGGAGGTAGACCATCTAATTTTAATGGGTTTACTACTTGGGATCTTACTATGGGTAATGTTATTGCTCAATATATTCAATTACTAGATAAAATTGAATCAATGGCTTCAGAGTTATCTGGAGTAACACCACAAAGACAAGGAGCTATATCTAGTACTGAATTAGTAGGCAATGTAGAACGTTCAGTTATACAATCTGCACATATTACAGAACCATTATTCTGGATGCATAATCAGGTTAAAAGACAAGCATTACTTATGTTATTGAATACTGCTAAAGCTGCATGGAAGGATAGTGATAAACAGTATTTAAATTATATATTTGATGACACTACTAGAGCATTCATAACATTAGCTGATAATTTCCCTTATGAAGATTTCGATATCTTTGTAACAGATAGTACTAAAGAAGTACAAGCTATTGAACAACTTAGAGCATTAATTCAACCTGCTATGCAGAATGGTGCAAGTTTAGTAGATGCTGCTGAAATGTATACTATGGATAATCTATCATTAATCAAGAGTAAGTTACAAGAACTTGAACAACAAAGATTATCACAACAGCAAGCAATGCAACAGCAAGAAGCTGAACAGCAACAGCAAATAATACAGATGCAGAATCAAGTTAAAGAACAAGAGCTTATGCTTAAAGAAGCTGAACTTGATCTTGAAAAATATAAAATTGATCAAGATAATGCTACTAAGATTACTGTAGCTCAATTGAATGCATATAGAGGATCTGAGAATATGGATCAAGATATGAATGGTATACCAGATCCTATTGAGATTGGTAATCAAGAAATAGCTAGACAAAAAGCTGTATCTGATGCTGTAAGTAAACAAATGGATTTAGCTAATAAAGCTAGAGTTGAAGAGAATAAGAAGGAGCTAGAAAAACGTAAGATTGAACAAGCTGAAAAAGCTGAAAAGCTTAAAGCCACAATTGAGCGAGAAAGATTAGCTCTTGAAAAGAAAAAACTTGATGAAGCTAAGAAGTTGCAAGCTCAGAAAGATAAAGCTGCAATGGATAGAGAAAAACTTAAGGCTAAAACTGCTCTTAAGAATAAAGTGGTAGGTGAAAGTAAAACTAAAAAATAGGAGATAATAATTATGGCTTGTAAAGGAGGCTCTAAAAAGGGCGGAAAAGGTAAACCAGGTAAGACAGGTAAGTAAATATTACTAGTATGAAATGGAAAGATCTATCTCTTAAAGAGAGAAAACAGATATATGATAGTGTCAGAAGGTTAAAACTGAAGCTGATTATGATCAAGAATTTGCTGAAGTAAAGAGAAAATATAATAACATGCAAGAATATGAAAAAGAACTTAGTAAAATTACTAATGACTTATTTGTATCTAATGATGGTAGTATAGAAACTCTTGAAAAGGTTGATAAAGCTTACGGCACTAATTATAAGAAAGCTGCATCTGCTATTGCTTTTCAAGATATGGCTAATAGAGGTAAATACGTTAAGCATCAACAAATGTACGATAGTGCTGGGAATCCTATATATGGTAGGACTACTGGTAAAGTAGATCAACCTACTATAGAGGATATGACAATTAGTCTTAATCCAGATTATTATCTAGAAGGGACAGCAAATCATGAAATTAGTTACTTAGCAGATGCCTTAGTTAATAAAGCGCATAGTGCAGATGCTACAAATAACTATATGGAATATCTACTAGATAGAGATAACATAATGAGTTATAATGAGATAAGACAGAGCTTGATGGATGTTAACCCTAACACGTATAGATACTTAACTACACCTAGTGAAAATAAGGCTCACATGATTCAACTTAAGAGAGGCATGCAAAAAGAAGGTCTTATTAACAACTGGACAGATCCTATTACTCAGGATAAGATTGAAGAATATTTATCTTATCGTAGTAAATATGCAAATAGGGTTAACCCAGTATTACGAACTCTATATGATATTAGACCAGATAAGCAAGGTTTTATAAATAGAATGAACAATCTTACTCCAATCGAATGGGCAGTTCCATTAGGATTACCTATGTTCTTTGGAGAAGAACAAGAAAACAAATAATCAATATGAAAGAGTTAGAAGGAGTATACCCACTATATCCTGTACCAAGTTATAAGAATGGTGGAATACATATCAAGAAAAGCAAGAGAGGTACATTTAAAGCTGCAGCTAAGAAAGCTGGTATGGGTGTACAAGAATATGCAAATAAAGTATTAAAGAAAGGTAGTAAAGCAAGTCCGGCTATGAAGAAAAAAGCTAACTTTGCTAGGAACGCCGCTAAATGGAAACATTAATAAATCTAATTAAATATAATTATGGATAACAATAGTAATACACTATTAGGTTGGGAAGCAGTAGCAGATGCATTGTCATCTGAAACATTAAACAATCCTCTAGTAACAGGTACGTTTAGTACAGGTAATGATGATATATCTGATGATGAAATCAAACGTTTACAAAGAACTAACAGAGGTCCTTCAGTAAAAGAAGTATTTGGAATAGATACTTCTAAAGAAGAAAAAGATACTGAGGTTGAAGAAACTGAAGAAACTGAAGAGGAAACAGAAGTAGAAGAAAAGGAAGTAGAAGTTGAAGAACCTAAAAAGAAAGATAAACGGACTAAAGAAGTAGAAAAAGTTGAGGAAACATCTACTGAAGAGGAAGAGTTAGATAATGAAGGTATTCAAGTTAGTGCTTTTTTTGATGCTATTACTGAGGAATTAGGGTTAGACTTTGAAGAAGATGAAGAATCACAGAAACCTAAAACAGTAGAGGAATTATGTGAATACTTCAAGGATTTAATTGAAGAAAATTCAACTCCAGAGTATTCAAGTGAAGAGGTTGCTAAGATTGATGAATTCGTTCGTAATGGTGGTAAACTAGAAGATTATTTCCAAGTTAGTGCTGCTATTGATTTTGATAACTTTGACACTTCCATTGAGAGTAATCAAAAGCAAATCATTCGTGAATTGTTGTTAGAAAAAGGGTTTAGTGAGAAAAGAATCCAGAGTAAACTAGAAAAGTATGAAGATGCTGGTATTCTAGAAGATGAAGCAGAGGAAGCTCTTGAACTAATGAAGGAGATTACTGAAAAGAAGAAGGAACAGCTATTGATTGATCAGGAAAAGCAAAATGAGGCAAGAATCGAGCGCCAACAAAAATTTGTTGACGACGTTGTCACCAACATTAAATCGCTGAAAGATATCAGAGGTATCGCTATTCCTGAAAAGGATAAAAAAGCTTTATTGAATTATATCTTTAAAGCGGACTCAGATGGTCTTACTCAATATCAGAAAGACTATTCTAAGAGTGTAAAAAATTTAATTGAGTCTGCCTATTTTACTATGAAGGGAGACACTTTGCTAGATACTGCAAAAAAAATTGGAACTAGCTCTGCTATAAAGACCTTGAAACAAAGTTTAAAGACGACAGGTGCTACGAAAGGCACTAAAAGAATTCACACTAGTTCATCAAACTCTATATGGAGTATCGCAGCACGAAGTTTAAACAATAATTAAAGATTATAAATTAATTTATGGATAACGGAATTCTGAATAATTTACAGATCGGTAAAAGTAGATGGTTTTCAGATCTTATTGACGAGAATAAGATTTCAGAAGCAATGTTGTCAAGACCGTATGAAGTAGAACGTATTGTTTCTTACGTATTTGCCGCAAAAGACGGTGCTTATGGTACTTCCATTGATGCTATCACAGGTGGTCTTGGTAACGTAATGACTATTGATCAAAGTACATATGAATGGTATGTAGAAATTGATACCGATAGAGCTGTAACAATTCGCTCTGCAAAATGGCAGGGTACTGAAATTACTGCTGCTAATGCTGACACAATCATGGCTGGTATTGGCAACACACCTATCCAAGTATGGGTAGAAGATAAATGGTTTGGTCCGGGTGCTATTGTAGTACTTGATGACAAAGAATATCAATTACGTATTCAAGGTGCTCCTGTACAGGACGGTAACTTGTGGTGCTATACTATGTTCATCGCTGATGGTCAGTCTAGTTCATACGTTCCCGGTAAGTATTTGTTAGCTGGTCGTGAAATGTCACGTCTTGGTGCTGCTTACGAGGAGTACAGTGAAGAAGCAGATATCCTGAACTACAATACTCAATTCAAGATGCGTAACTACTTATTCACAACTCGTTTGAGTTATGATATTACAGGTACGGCTTATGCAACTGTATTGTGGATTGCATTGAAGGATCCTAAAACAGGTAAGAAATCTTATTTGTGGTCTGACTATCAAGAATGGGTGGCAATGCGTGAATGGAGGAAACGTTGTGAGATGATGATGGTTTACTCTAAGTCAAATCGTAACGCTGATGGTACTTTCTCTTTGAAGGGTACTAATGGACGTCCTGTTTACTTGCCAGCTGGTTTGCTTGAGCAGATTGCACCGTCTAATAGACGTTATTACACTGAGTTGACAGCAGAGTTGCTTGAAGACTTCTTGTTTGATCTGTCTTACAATATTCTTGGTACTAATGAGCGTAAGTTCGTAGCCTTAACTGGTGAAATGGGTATTCGTGAGTTTGACCGTATACTGAAGCAAAAAGCTGCTACGATGAATGTAATTGATACTAAGTTTATCAGTGGTAGTGGTCAAGAGTTAACTTTAGGTGGTCAGTTTGTAACATATAAGATGACTAATGGCATTGAGTTGACATTGAAACACTTCCCGTTGTATGACAACACTACGTTCAATCGTTTGTTACACCCGCTTTCTGGTAAGCCGCTTGAGTCTTATCGTTTTACATTCTTGGATGTAAGTCGTAGAGATGGCGAAGCAAACATTGTTAAGGTAGTACGTAAGGGTCGTGAGTTCATGCAGTGGTATACTGGTGGTTCTATTTCTCCTGCAGGTCCTGCAAAATCTATCAACACTTTGCGTTCTAATGCAAAGGACGGTTACTCTGTTCACTTCTTAGGTGAGATGGGTATCATGTTGAGAGATCCGCGCGGTTGTGGTGAGTTAATCATGGACGCTGAGGGTTAATCCACGTATTTAAACAAGTACGCCAATATTATACAATATAACTTATAGGGGCGTAACAGCCCCTATATTTTTTATTAACAGGTTTAAAATCTATATTTAATTAAAAATATATGGAAGCAACGTTAAGATTTATTAGAACTAACCCTTGGGTTGGTATTTCAAAGTTTAAAAATTGTGGTGATTATATTGGTCCGTATTGGACTAGATCAGGAAACAGATATACCGGTTTAACAGAAGAAGATGCTCGTAGACTTGAAAAAGCTATTGGTTATCCAGAAGGTCATTTAGCACCATATAGTCCATTCTGGGCTACTTATTCAGTTAAGTTAGGTAATAAGGATCTGTATATACATACAGAGAAACCAGAGGATGAATTAAAGTACTTATTCTTAAAAAATCATAAGAGAGTAGCATTTGGTACTAGTAATATTACACCAAGTACTGACTATTTGCTAAGTAATTCTCAAGCAGAGGCAGAAGAGAATAATAAGAAATTTAAAGTTAAACGTGAGGCTTATTCAGCATTTACTAAGATGTCTCTTGAAGAAATGCGTAAATGTCTTAGACTTTATGGTATTAAGTCAGATTCAATTAGTAATGAGTTAGTTGAAAGTAAGCTGAACGAACTTATTGAAAATGATCCGCAGAGATATTTACTACTGTGGGTAAATAATAAGAATAAAGAAACTCAATACTTGATCGAAGCGGCTATTAGTAAAAATATTATTCGTAAGAATAAGAATATGTATTACTATGGTACTGATGTAATCGGTCGAAGTATGGATGAAGCTGTACTGATGCTTGATGATAAAAAGAATCAAGATATAAGACTAGCTATCATGCAAGAAATAGAATCTAAGTAATATGACAGTATTAGAAGCACATATAGCATTTAAGATTGAAGCAGATAAAAATGCCGTTAATATTGGTATATCTGGCTGTCCATCTTTCTTACCTGAGGAAATTGATTATTGGTTATATACAGCATATCTAAGTAAGATAGCTACTAAAGCTACTGGTAACAATACTCTTAGAATACCATTTGAAGGTAATGTAAAAAGAGTAGCAGACTTAGAAGGTTTAGTAAAAACTGATAAGGGGTTGTCTTTACTAAGTGAACCTATAAGTAATAGACTCACTATGAATAATTTCAAATCTAGTATTACTTATGGTGATGATACTCAAGATAAGCGTATGTACTTCTTAGAAGGAATTTTACATTTTGGTAGTAATAAAATAGCTACAGTAAAACTTATTAGTCACGAACAAGCTACTAGATTCTTAGAAACTTATAATAATAAACCTTGGATTGAAGAACCTGTAGCAATACTAGAGGATAATAAGTTAATAGTATTTATAGATAGGGATCTCATGGTAGGTCCCTACACTATAGATATTACTTATCTAGCATATCCAAGAAAGATTAATAATCAAGATATTACGTCTACTCTAGATGAAATTCCAGAGTATATGCAATATGAAGTAGTTAAATTAGCTGCTGACATGGCAATTGAGAATATTGAATCTCCAAGAACTCAAACACATCCACAGTACGTAGCACAATTATCAGAGTAATATGAGTAGTAAGGAAATGCAAATGGAATTCGAGAGACGGATTCAACTTATTAGCCCAGATCTTATTGTAGATGAGAAACCTAACTCTGATCTTATATTTTCAATACTAAATGAAGCTCAAGATAGATATGTAATGATGAATTATGTTGGTGATGACCAAATGGAAACTGAAACTAACATACATACTAGAAATACAGACTCTATTAAAAGTTTATTAGTAGAAAAAGAGTTGACCGCAACAGGTACTACTCTTAATGGTTTTACAAGATACAGATTACCATATGTATCTACTGAAGAATATTTCTTATATGTACATTCCTTTAGTAAGGTAAAGGGTACTTATAAACAATATAAAGATTTTGTTAGAGTAGATAATCAACTGGTTAAGTATAGAGATCTTGGTAAGTTTATTAAAACAGCATACAATACTCCTATTATTAGGCAACCTGCTGTTGCATTAGTATCAGATCCTACTACTAAATATAACTATATAGAAGTAGCAGTAGATGCATATACTACATTAGGTAATGTTACATTAACTTACTATAGGAAACCATTAAGATTTAATACTACTGATGGAGCTAGTAAATGTGAACTACCAGAATCAATTCATAGTGAAATTGTAGATTTAGCAGTTAATATGTTTATTACTGAAGGTAAATATAGATTACAAGTAAAACAACCAAATAATCAACAATAATGAGGTACATTGACTTACAAGAAGCATTTGAATTAGAAATAGCTCAGTTAGATAGTAATCTAACGAAACCTACTACTTCAGATATTGAATATTGGTTAACGGCTGGTTTAATTAAATTTATTAAAACCAGATACTCTGGTATTAATTTTAAGCAAACTGGTTTTGAACAGGATCAAAAGAGAATTGATGATCTTCGTAGTTTGGTTACAAGAAAGTCTTATCAGTTTACAACCTATCCAGAAGAGTATACAGTTACTCTACCAGAAGATTATATGACTACTTTAGGTGAAACAGCTGTGATATTTAGTTATGATCATTGTTGGCCTGTAGGACCAAGTGGTCAACCAAGAACTAAAAATACAGATGTGCTAGAGGCTACTGTAGAAAATATTGATAGGCAAAGACAAAATACCTTGTCAGAACATAGATTACATGGTAGATCCGCTAGACCATTAAGACTATATGAAGGTAATACTATTCATTTGTATACAGATGGTAATTACCATATAAGAAATTATATTCTCACTTACTTGAGAATGCCCAATAAGATTAGCCTCACTGATGCTCCGTTTGAGGAGTATAAGGATATGCCAGCATCAACTCATGATGAGATAGTAAAGTTAGCGGTTGAGTTGTATTTGGAGAATGAGGCTAATCCTAGATATCAATCGTATATTAACGAAGTAAATAGTATGGAGTAATATACGAAAAAGTTTAGTTTAACGAGGAAATGCGAAAGCAAAGTAGAAGAACTAAAATAAGTTAAACTGAGCTCAATGTTTAACTATTAAATTTAAATAAAATGTTACAACACGTAAATAAAGTACTTATCGCTAAGACAGCTCCGGCTTCTTACACTACTGTGGATGCTTTAGTTGATGGTGATATCGCATTGTTCAACGAGAACAAAGTAATTGTTAAATCTGCAACTGAGGCAGAAGCTGCCACTGCACTTTACATTGGTGTTTGTGTTGGTAAAGAAGATGTATACAATCAAGAAGGTACAAAATCTACAAAGTCGGTTATCAACTATAGTATGCCGATTCAGAAGGGTTCTAAGCCGTCTATGGTATTCACTGAGTTTGTTGCTAAGGCTGAAGATAAAGTAGTAATTACTGCAACTGATGTTACTCCTGAAGTAGGACATCGTTATGTATTGCGCATTGTTTACAATGACATTCACGAAGCTCCGGGTCAGTTTACTCATACCTATGAGGTAATTGCTAAAACTACCAATGCAACAGATTTGATCACTTCTTTCGAGAATAAGATCAACAATCATAAACAAGCTAGAGTAGTAGCTACTAGTGCTGCTGCTGCTGCAGTATTAACATTGACTGCAAAGGAAATTCCGTACAATCAGGGAATTACTTTAGATGCTGGTTATTGCCAAGTATCTATGGATGTTTTCATGTGGAAGACAATCCCTTCTGGTTTGTTAAGCAATGTAATGTATCCTATTTCTAATTTGACGATTGCTAAGACTCAGGGTACTCCGGGTCGTGGTAATGCTTATATTGTAAGAGACCGTGAGAATTGGAATCTTGGTTACGAAGGTATTCAGTACCGTGCTAATGCTATTTATCCGTATATTGCTCCTGAATTCAGATCAGATTTGAGTGCAGAATATGATACTCTTACTTTAGAGTGGGATAACTTGTATTTGAGCAATGATAATCAGTACATCAAAACTACTCCGCTATCTGCAGAGATTTATGTTAATAAAGATGAAATTTCTGGTTCTGCTTTTGAAACAGCATTGAAAGCATTTGTTGCTAAGGCCTAACTTTTAAACTTATTAACTCACAAGGGGGCTTGGGGTATTCCCCCATGCTCCCTTTTTTATTTTAAAAAATATGGAAGAATCATTATATTTAGCGGAAGTAAAATTACTTACTAGATATTGTCATAATTGTCTTGATAACAAAATGAAAGAGCGTATTATGATGTTCTTATTTAAGAAGGAATTATATGACAATGCAACGAACTTAGGTTTAACAGAAGATGCTGATATGTATTATAAAGAAATGTTAAACCTACTTGGTATGAGAACCTGTAATTGTACAATAAATTGTAATATTTGTAAAAACTGTAGTAATGGATCATGCACAATATGTAAATAAGGTAGGTAAACAGATTAATGATTCTACCAAAATGAATGTTGATATTGATAATACATCTGTTACTAATATAGTACTTATTCCTCATTTAGAAACTATATATAATCAACTTGAGTCTGACTTAAAGAAAAATGATCCAGATTTTCCTTTTACTCAGGAAGATTTGATTAAGATTGGTGGGTACATTAACTGTTTAAAAAAACAAATAAATTTCTATGAAATACAAGACATTGATAATAATTGTATTCTTACAGAAATTGAAGAACATATAATCCAAGAGTAATATGAATAAAAAGATATCACAATTTGAACTAACAACTAAACTGCAAGAGCAAGACCTCATTACCCTTGTACAAGATGGTAGTAATAAAAATATTACTAGTGGAAGTTTTACTACATCACTATCAGGTACATTTGCTACTAATGAGAGAGTAGATGCTGTAGAAGAAGATGTTGAGATACTAGATACTAAAGTAAATGATAACTATAAAGATCTTAGTAATAAGATAGTAGAAGGAGATACTAGTGTAACTACTAATCTTAATAGTGCTATTACTAGTTACTATGATGTATTGAATAATAAGATTATTACTTTAGATACTAAGCATGACACCGATATGTCAGAGATTGGTGGTACTATGCAAGAATGGATAGATGATATTGACAATAGATCTACATTACAACAATTACAGGATGCTCTCAATAGACTTACTGTGGCTGAAAACACTATTACTGCTTTAGCAGAAGTAATCGCTAATGGCGGGGGTAGTAGTGGTGATGTACCAGGTTATCATACACAACCTTCTAGTACTATTACTTCTTTACAAGGATATTATAAAGGAATAAGTGCTGATCCCTTAGTAAGTACTGATACATTAAATCAAGCATTATCCAAACTTGAAAATCAGGTAGAAGCTGTAGCAGATGGATCTGGATCTTTACCTGTAATTAAAATGGGAGAGAGTACTACTCCTACTGACAACTACATTTATACTGCTGGAAAGGTAAGACAAGATTACGTATTTAAAAGCGGAGATACTGTACCTGGAAGAATAGTATATACTACAGGAATACAAGGAGGGCAGACATTCCGTTCTGGTTGGGATGGTGTGGGAGCTAGTTTATACCCGACAAATTCTAAATGGAATCTAGAATTGGATAACCTTTTTGTTAGAGGTAATATGACAGTTAATGAATTAACTGTAAATGAAATAAAAGCAGTAGGTGGAGATATTTTGGTTACTTTAGGTGATATGAAATGTATCAAAGTAGAGGAAAAAGCCAATGGATATAAATGCTATTTTGATACAGAAGATGGTACCAAGTATAATCAATTTATTGTAAACGACCAAGCAATATGTCAAAAATTTGATGGGCACAATGTAAAAAGATATTGGAGAGCTGTAACCGAAGTAGGAAGTGACTACATATTGTTATCTAAAGATATATGTGAACCTGGTAGTAGTACACCATCTGCGGATGATGAAATATTATTATTAGGTCATAGAGTAGAAGGAGATGCTGAATATGACAAGCAAATGGAAGATAGACGTAATGCTATTTTCATTTCTGCAAAAGGATCAAATGCTCCAAGGATTGCCTTTTACTCAGGAATTAATGATTTTACTTTGGAAGGCAAAGATAAAACAGTAATTGGAAAAGATAGTAAATTTGTTGGTACAATCACAGTAGTATCTAAAGATGGAACTGAAACTGGTATCCCTATTTATAGAGGTACGTGGTCAGTGGATAAGCAATATTATTATTATGACTGTGTAACATATAATGGTAGTACTTGGATAGCCACTCAGGATAATATTGGCAAAGAACCGAAAGAAGGAAGCCCTTATTGGACAATTTATATTGCAAAAGGAGAAAATGGGCAAGCTGGTGATGATGTTGCAAAATGGGTAGAAATTGTTGGAAATAGAATGTTTTTATATGATTCCCCAGATTTTTCTGGTACTCCTACCCCAAATAATTTAGGATTAAATGCAAATGTATATGGAATTGTGCAACCATCATATCAGTGGACAAATGTAACGAATAATAGTGAAATCGTTGGCTATGGCAATTCCCTAATAGTTACACCTGATATGGTTGCTGATAGAACTGCTATTTTTAGATGTACAGTGACCGATAGTGATACTCAAGCGACATATTATGACGAAATACAGGTTGCTAAATTAGCAAATGGTGCTGAAGGTCTGGATGCATATTATATAGATTTAACAAATTATTCTGCATCTGTCCCATTTGATAGTTCTGGTACTATACTAATAGACCCATCTACAATATATACTGATGTATTTGCATATCATGGAATTACTCAGATACCAATTATTTCTATGACTGCCAAGTTTACTGAGGGTTCTGGTACATGTGAAGTTAAAGATAATAGAGTATCTTTGAAAACATTAACTTCTACTAGTGCAAGAATAACTCTTACAATTGAAGTAGACGAAGGTGTAACAGTAACTAAAGATTGGTATATTAACCAAAGTAAAAATGGAGAAGATGGTTTTAATGGAGAGGATGCCATTAGAACATATTTAACTGGAGAACAATTTTTTCACTATGCAGAATATGCAAAAATACCAACACCACAATCAATAACATTAAAAATGGATACTACATTAATGGATGTAGCTTCATATAAATGGTATTGGAAAGTATCTGGTACTTCTGAATGGACTCTATTAGAAGGAGAAACAAAATCTGAATTAGTTGTAGTCTATAATGGAATCTATTTTCAAACTGGTGAAGATGAGATTACGTTTAGATGTGTTGTAACTAGTGTCAGTGGAATGTCCTTTGAAGATATAATTACAATAAATAATGTTCGAGATGGAGAAAGTGCGTACAGAGGAGCGTTAGAAAATGAAAGTATGACTGTTCCTGCAAACTACGAAGGTGTTGTTAGCGATTGGTCTCAAGCTACTACTTATGCTAATTTAAGAAGGGGTGGTACAAAATTTGCTAATACTGAATATACTTTAACTTCTTCTCAACTAAGTGGGGTAGGTACATTAAGTATAAATCAGGAAAAGAAACAAATTACTGTTAATAGCTCCAGTATTCCAGAGAATTATGTTACTGTACAATGGCAAATAGATTTTGTACATGAAGGAAAAACTGTAGATACAGTAGTGTTATCTTTAGTAAAAAACGTTACTGGTAAAGATGGGAATATTGGTAATTCTTCTATACAAATATATTGTAATACCAATAGTACTCCAACACGTCCTACTTTTACAGAAATGATTTCTTCCAGTGGTGGTACATCTGGATCTTTTGCTTGGTATCCAGATCCTACTAATAGTACTACTACTCTTACTTGGACAAGTACAGGTTATCTTAATCCAAATACAAATAAGATAGATTTATTACCTGATAAATCAGGGTATAGATGGACACAACCTGTAATTTTTTCTCCGTTGAATGGAGAAAATGGTTCAGATGGTAGAGGTGTGAGAAGTGTTACTATGCAATATTATAAATCTACTTCACCAACTTCCTTGTCAGGTGGAAGTTGGAGTTCAACTGCACCAAGTGCAGAGGATGGATATTGGATATGGACTAGATTATATATAGTGTTTGATGATGGAGATTATTCATATACAAATGCAGTATGTACTACAGGTGCAACCGGAAGTACTGGAGATTATGGTCCTGGTTTAAGTTATCGTGGTGAATACTCTTCTTCTACTAGTTATTCTTGGACAACAAACTCTCAAGGAAATGTGAGAGATATAGTAAAATACAGTGGTTCATTTTATGCAGTAAACAGATCTAAAAAAGGTGCTGGTGCGTTTAGTGGAAAAACTCCAAGTTCAAATGCAGGTACAGATGGTGGTAACTATTACTGGGTTAAATTTAATTCTTTTGATAATGTAGCTACAGATTTATTATTTGCAGATAAAGCAACCATTGCTGGTTGGGATTTTTATAATACTAATATTCAATCTCAATCTGGTACAATGCGATTAGATGGTAGAACAACTGCTGCTGTTACAAGTAAGATCCATTTAGCAATAGGATCTAATGCAGCATCTTCACCTGGGTCTGCACCATTTAGAGTAAATACTAATGGTGAATGTTACACATCAAAATTAAATGCAGTGGGTGGTACTGTAGGAGGATTTGATATTTCTGGAGGTAGAATGACAGGTTCTAATTCAGATAGTTATGGAAACAAGTTCACATTATCTCCTACTATGACTATGTATGGTAGTTATGGAATTCCTTCTGCTGCTGTTGGTTTTGGTTTGTCGGCGATTCCGGCAACCACTGGTCAGACATGCCCTGCAGTAGTATTAAATACTTTAAATAGTAGAGAAGGTGCTACAAATGGTTTTACTCTCATATTATATAATGGATCTGCTAGATATAGTAATACCCCACAACGTTGGTTAAATTGTCAACATTATACTAATTCAGGATGGGGATCTGGTTTTTCTGTAGAAAGTAGATACTTCGGAGATTCAAACAATATGGAAAGAACTATTGTCAATTTTGTTCAGTTACCTACTTTAACTCAACTAAAAAATTACGGTTTGGAGTCTAGTGATACTAGTTTTAATGTTAGGGTAAGTAATAGTGGATATTTATATATAGAAGGATAATATGGAACTTAATTTAAAGGAAAGAGCAATTATAATATACAACTTACTTTGGAAATATGATTCTTATGTTAATTTACAAACAAAAGAGTCTATTAAACAAAAAGTTGACTTTACAGAAGAGGAGCTTGAAGGGATTAGCCAATATACTGGTGTAGATGGTAATGTATATACACAGTTTAGTGGTGCCTTGGATCTAGAAACTACCCAAAACTATGAATTTACTGAAAATGAAATAATTTATCTTGCAGATAAAATAATGGTTTTAAATGCAACTAATAGGTTGAATGATGAGGGTATGTCGATGTATGAAAAAATTGAGAACATCTACTCACAAATACAAGCAGAAAAAGGGTTTACAAAAATAGGACCGTGGCAATATGCTAACGCAAAAGAACTAAATAATAACTATTACAATGGTTAAGAATAATGTATATTATGAGTGGTTTGCAAGTATAACCGTACCCAATCCAGATCAGGTTGGGTACTGGGTTGACTTGGGAGCAGATTCAAAAGGTAGAATAATTAAAGTTTACAATCGTGATATAGAAAAATGGGTTGTACTCTTTGATGTAAGCAAAGATGACTATGTACCACCATTTATTGGTTCTAATGGCAACTGGTGGGTAGACAATAGAGATACTGGAGTAAAAGCTACTGCAGAGACTCCATACATAGGTGATAATGATCATTGGTTTACTTATGATCATATCAACAAAGTATATGTAGATACAGGTATAGAAGCTCGTGGTCTTAGTGCTTACGATATTGCAGTTAAATTAGGTTTCAAAGGTAGTGAACAAGATTGGATTGATAGCTTAAGTAAAGCATCTGAAGATGCTGCTGTTGCTGCACTAGAAGCAGCTAACAAAGCAAATGAAGCTGCGGATAAGGCTAATCAAGCTGTAGTTGAAATTGAAGGTATAGTTGACGATGCTATAGCTGCTACTGATAAAGCTGAAGAGATTGCTAGTAATCCACCTAAGATTGTAGATAATGATTGGTGGATCTATGACTATGATACTAAACAGTATGTTAATAGTGGTATAGTTGCTATTGGTGATGCTTTTACTTATAAGAAGGAATATCCTTCAGTAGAAGCAATGGAGGCTGATTGGGGTACTGCTGATGTAAAGTCAGGTGAATATGTACTTATTAATACTGGTAATGTAGAAGATCCTGATGATGCTAAAGTTTACTTAAAGACTCAAGAAGGCTGGAAGTTCATAGTAGACTTATCTGGTATGCAAGGTATTCAAGGTTGGTCAGCATATGAATTCGCAGTACAACATGGTTTTGTAGGTACTGAAGAAGAGTGGGTTCAATCATTAAAACAACCTGCATTAGATGCAGCAGCAGAAGCATTAGAAGCTAAAGCTCAAGTAGAAGCTACTGAAAAAGCTGTTAAAGAAGCAGAAGCATTACGTGTTACTGCGGAACAAGGTAGAGTTAATGCTGAGAATACCAGAGTAAGCAATGAGAATACACGTATCTCCAATGAAGATAGTAGGAAAGCAGAAGAGTCTAAAAGGGTAACTGCTGAGAATGAGCGTATTGCTGCAGAGAACTCTAGAAAGTCTGAAGAAGATATTCGCAAAACTAATGAAGCTAATCGTATATCTGCTGAAAGTGCTAGAGCTAGTGCAGAGACATTAAGAGCTTCTGCTGAAGCTGAACGTAACACAAATGAGCAGAAAAGGATTGAGGAAGAAACAAAAAGAATCAGTTCTGAAGAAGGAAGAGTTGCAGCTGAAACAGAACGTGTAGATAATGAAGATGCTAGAATAGCAGCTGAAACTACTCGTGATACAGCAGAACAGGAAAGGATAGCAAATGAAGCCACTAGACAGGCAAATGAGGCTGTTAGAGAGACTCAAGAGGCTGCAAGGGAAAAGAATACAGCTGACGCTATAACTGCCGTAAATGAGGCTAAAACAGCCGCACAACAGGCTACTACAAATGCAACTACTGCTGCTAATAATGCTAATACTCAAGCAAACAGAGCTAAAGAATATGCAGACAATCCTCCCAAAGTAGGAGAAGATGGTTATTGGTATCTTTGGGATGAAGTTAACGACGTATATGTAAATACAGGTTGGCCATCTTCAGGTATTCTCTTGAAAGGTAGTCTTAATAGTCCAGAAGATTTAAATGACATTGTAGACCCACAGCTTAGTGATTCTTATATTGTTGGTACAGACTTATACTTTTGGAATGGTACAGAATGGGTTAACATGGGTAGATTCCAAGGGCCTCAAGGAGAACCCGGTAAAGATGCTGAACTTAGTAAAGCAGCTATCGAAGCTGTATTAGTAGGTGAAGTAACTACTCATACTCATGATACTAGGTATTATACTAAGGAACAAACTGATGCTAATATTAAAGTAGTTTCTGACGACTTAGCAAACAATTACTACAATAAATCTCAAGTAGATAGTAAATTTACTTCGGTTTATATCTTCAAAGGTTCTGTAGACAGTATAGAAGATTTACCTGCTGAGGGAAATGTTATTGGTGATGTATGGAATGTTCGTAAGTCTGATACTAACTATGCATGGACAAGTGAGGGTTGGGATGCACTAGGAGGTACTGCTGAATTAGCATCATTAACATCTAATGGTTTGATGTCTAAAGAAGATTTTGCAAAGTTACAGGGTATTGAAGCAGGTGCACAAGTTAATAAGATTGAGACTATTACTAAAAGAGTAGAACTCAATGTTGTTAATAAGAACGTGACTATTCCAGAGGATATTAAGATCTCAGATACTGAACCTACTGAGGAAGAGATCATGTGGTTAGATCCCAGTGAAAACTATGACTTTACATTTGATGGTTATAGTCAAGCACAAGCCGATGAGTTATTTGTAAAGAAGGAAGCAGGTAAAGGTTTATCTACTAAAGATTATACAGCTGAAGATAAAAAGAAAGTAACTAACTTAGGTAGTTATGTGTCTAATGCTACAGGTGCTACTGCTGATGCTAATGCTGTTGCTATTACTCTGGAAAAGAAAGATCCTACAACAGGTACAGCAGATAGTAGTGCAATAACTATTGATAAAGCTACTACTAGTAAAGCTGGTGTAATGTCTGCTGCTGATAAGACTAAACTTGATGCTGCATTAACTGCTTCTGATAATATTGCAACTGCTACTAAATTAGCAACTGCTAGAACTATATGGGGACAAGCATTTGATGGTAGTGCAAATGTTAGTGGTAATATGACAGGAGTTGGTAATATCGCAATGTCTGGTGTATTGAATCTTGACAATAATAGAGGTGTAACAGTTAAAGACACTAAAGGTGAAGATTTAGGTGTATTGAATTTTAATGCAACAAATGATCTCCATTTTGGATATTACACTGCAAATAAAGGTTATAATACATATATTGCTGGTAATAATGTTATTGTTCGTACTGTTGGACTACCTGAAAGAGTAAGAATAACATCTGATGGTAAAGTAGGTATAGGTACTTCTGCTCCAGAAAGAATATTGGATGTTGCTGGAGGTGTTCAATTTAAAACCAACATAGATAATGTTATTAAGATTCCTGTAAAATCAATAGGTTCTGGTCATGCCCCTGGCATGCACTTTTATACAAATGATGGATCAACTAGAATCGGTGGTATTGGAGGATATGTAAGCAATCCTAGTTCTGAAAACTATCGATCATATGTCGGATGGGGTGATAGCCCATTTGATTTAAATTCATCTTTAACAGTATCAAATAGTTCTATAACCTATAAAGGAAATAAAGTATGGCATGCTGATAATGACGGTGCAGGTAGTGGATTAGATGCTGATTTGTTAGATGGTTATCAATTAGTTACTATTGGAAATGCTACTGGTCCTCATTCTGTTTTTAGTAGGCCATCTATTGGAAATGGATTCAGATTTTGGCATATAGGTAATTTACCAACTGTAGCTTCCACTGATACTGGAGAAGCTAAAGTAGTATTCAACATTTACGGTTTGACTGACTTTGCTTCTACAGAAGAAATATTTACTACTATTACTGCCAGTACAAGAGGAAAAATTGGAGTTGAGGTTGTAAATCACATAGGAGATGCAAGTCAATATAAAGTTGGTTATGTAGCTACTGATTCAGAAGTACAAATTTGGGTAACAAATCTACAAAGATATGGAGGAACTTCCAGTTTGGATATCTGCGTTAGTAAACAATTTACTTTAGTAAATTCTGTTCAAACTACTGTTCCTGAGAATATTGTATATGTAAATGTAGGTAAAATTGTTACTATTTCCAATCTAGAAGATACTCTAGCATATTGGTATGAAAATGATGAAAACAATTTATCCACAACATGTGCAACAGGTGGTAACAGAAATGTAATTGAATCATTAAGAAGTAAGTTTAAAAGATGTATTGCTAAACCATATGGAGATGATGCTGCATTGATTAGTTACTTAAACGAAACAGATAGTAATAAATGGCCTGATGGTACAGGTGCTACTTACGAAACCGTTAGAAAGGAGAGTTTAATGGTGCATTTCCCTAAATACTATCACAAAACTATAGAAAAAAGCCCAGGTATTTGGAGAACATACATATCAGAACAACAAATTGATAATGACTACATTGAGGAACCAGAATTATTATTAGGTACATTTGAAGGAATAATTTCAAATGAAAGTGGAGGAGCGTTGACTAGTACTGGATCTTCTATATCAACAGCATCTAGAACTATGGCACGGTTCGTTGCAGCAGCAAAGGTAAATGGTTCAATGTATGGTATTGGTGATTATAGGTCTCATGCTACTATAGCTAGAATGTTTTGTGCTTACTATAAGACTACTAATATTAGTACAAGCAATAGTGCTATTCCTTGTTCAGGAGGTACTAAGAGATATAACCACGGTTGGACTGGTGGAACAAAGGCTTTAGGTAATAGAGATGGGAAAGCAGCTGTAAATAATGATGCTGGATACTACTCAACTAACTTCTTAGGACTTGAAGACTGCTATTACAGTAAGTGGGAGTTTGTACAAGGAATAAACATTTTAAAAGGTAAATACGTTGTATATGATGGAGGTTCATTCCCAGATAAGGATGTATCAGATCTTGAAGCAGCAGGTGCTACTAATATTAGAGTTGTAGGATATGAACCCAATCCAGCTGCAACTGAAGGATATAATGGATGGATTAAAACCATAGCTCAAGGTAAATATGGAGACGTACTTCCTACATCAAATGGTGGATCTGAAACTACTTGCTATTCCGATTATAGCTGGTTTAATCCAACAGCAAATAGAATCTTTCTACGGTCGGGTTGTTCGGATCATGGTTCTCGATGCGGGGTCTTCATGGTTGTTGCTAATGATGCCTCCTCGGCTTCGTGGACGAATGTCGGTGCAAGATTAGCCTTTTATGGTAAGATCGTTGTAGTTGATTCAGATACATTTAAGAAAATGCAGGCATAGTCCTGAGTAATATAGATAATTAAATATTAATAACAAGGGCGGGATCTAAAAGAATTACTATGAGATGACTTTATAGTAAGACTGCTGTCACATTATTTCATACTTGAAAAAACAGTCAGGTAATTCAGATAATGGTTCTCAATGCAGAGTCTTCATAGCTAATGCTAATAATGCATCCTCGAATTCATAGACGAATATCAGTGAAATTTTGGAACTAACAGATACTTTCATATACTTTCAAAAATGTTTGTTGAACTTAGATCAGCCTTACCTCTAGGTAAAAGATAACAGGTGCTTTGAAGAGACCCTAGTAGTATTGGGCGAACGGGTCTTACCACCAAAATAGCTTATGAAAAGAATAGGCAATTTATTTAACAGGATAATATCATATGAAAATCTGGTCCGGGCTGAAAAGAAGGCTAGGCTAGGTAAAACTAAAAGATACGGCGTTAAAAAATTTGACAGGAATCCATATGAAAATCTGGTCCGGTTACAAAAAGCATTAATTGAAGATACTTATCGTACTTCGGAATACTGCATATATACAATCATCGCCGATCGTGGTAACAAAGAAAGAGAAATATATAGGCTACCGTATTATCCAGACAGAATAGTCCATCATGCTATAATGAATGTTATAGAACCTTACCTTGTTAGTAGATTTACTGCAGATACCTTTAACTGTTTAAAAGGAAGAGGTATTCATTATGGAGTAAAGAGATTAAAAAGAGATTTAAAAGCTGATAAAGAAGGCACAAAATATTGTTTAAAATTAGATATTAAAAAGTTCTTTCCTTCTATAGATCAAGATGTGTTATACTCACAATTTGAAAAGATATTTAAGGATAAGAAACTATTAAGATTATTACATCATGTAGTTTATTCTACACCAAAAGGTTTACCAATTGGAAATTACATATCTCAATTTGCAGCAAATTTGAATTTGACTTGGTTCGATAGGTGGATTAAACAAGTATTAAAAATAAAATATTATTACAGGTATCGTGATGATATTGTTATATTACACCCAGATAAAGATTACTTAAGATATTGCTTACAAGAGATTGAAAAATATCTAGCTGATAACTTGAAATTAAAAGTAAAACGTAATTGGCAGATATTTCCTGTAGAAGCAAGAGGTATAGATTTTATTGGTTATGTATTTTACCATGATCATACTTTACTCAGGAAAGATATCAAAAAGAAGTTTATTCATAAATTAAGTTATAAAAGTAAGAATAAGAGGCTAGCAGCATTAGCAGCTTATTGGGGATGGTGTAAATATGGAAACTGTCATAATTTATGGTATCGCTTTACGAGATCTTATAATTTTAAAGATTATAGACAAAAATTATTAAGTGATGATGGAATTAAAGAAAGTACAGGGTGATAATATACCTGAAGTAATAGAATACCTAGGAATGAATGAATGGGCAGTTAGATGGGATATTGAAGAAGTTAATTCAGAAGATATCCATGGCTATGCCTATTATGAATTAAAATTCAATGAAGAACCAACCTACGATTCGTTCGTAAGTAAAATCATTAGAACAAAGTATAGTGCAGATGAGGAAGCAGCATTAAAATCTAATATGGTTGAACAGTTATTAAATGGTAGTCAACCAATAACTAGGTTTGATGAATGGCAGAATTTCCAAGTACTTAGGACTAATGCTAAAACAATTGGCAAACAAATATTTAATATCTAATTATGGTAATCAAAGTAAAATACAATGGGGAATGGGTTAAGATACCATACTTAAGTGATGTACATGGTGAAGAACTCGTAACAGAAGCTCCAAAAGATGACAAACAATATGCTAGACAAAATGGTGTTTGGACTGTAGTAAATATACCAGAAGTTGACTTTACTGATATCTATACAGCATTAGATACAAAAGTAGATAAAGTTGAAGGCAAAGGACTGAGCACAGAGGATTATCTTACTCTAGATAAAACTAAAGTTAACAATCTTAATGAGGTATTAGAAAATGCAGTATTAAATACTACAGCTACAGGATCTACTATTACTCTAGATAAAAGGAACTTAGTAACCAATGTAGTAGAAAATATAGAATTGAATCTTCCTGCATCTACTACAGCTTTAGCTGGTTTGATGTTACCTTCAGATAAGACAAAGTTGAATGGCATTGCTGCTGGTGCCGAAGTAAATGTTAATGCTGATTGGAATGCTGAATCTGGTGATGCGCAGATATTAAATAAACCAACATTAGCTACAGTTGCTACATCTGGTAGTTACAGTGATCTTACTAATAAACCCACCATACCCACTGTGGATGTTAACAAAAAATATGTAGATGATAAATTAGCTACTAAAGCTGATTTAGCGGATTATACGGTATTTGACATCTTCATGAAAGTGGCAAACGGCGATACTCCATCTATATCTCAAGAAGACTATAATACATTACTAGAGAAGCTTCCAAACGGTTTTGTTAATACATTCCCAATTAGAGATAATGGTGTGTATATATCGAGTCTTTTTGGCGGATATAACACCAATGGTGATAATTCTATTTGGTTTTATGCGCAACAAACTATGGGGGTTAATCATTGTTCTATACAAATGTGGATACGTCAGAATTTAGATGTGGAAACTCAGGTTAATAATGATTATTTAATTCCGGTAACTGATGGAATTTCTATACAGGCAAGTGTTACAGATAATTCTACTGATCTTAATGTTAAGGAAGTAATAATACATACTACAGGTGACGGATCAAAAGCTTTAATGAATGATGGCAAGTATCGTAAGCTTCCCGTGTACGGGAGGAACCTGTTGCTGGGATCGGGGAAGGAGGTGAGTAATTCCAAGTATGAGATGGCTGATTATTGGCTAACTGAACCGATATCTAAAGGAACACAAGTAACATTGACTATTTTTGGAGAATTGGGTGATGATAAGGAAATGTTCACTATATATAACTCTACTGGTGCCGTCGGTTCTATGGCTCAGTTCAGTAAGACTGACTTTGTAAATGGGAAGGCCAGTAAGACTTTTAAATGGATTACTAATATCGGAGATGCAGTAGCTGATAACACACATATGGTTGTATTTAGTTCTCCTAAAACTGGCACATCAACTTCCACCATCCACAAGATCAAGCTTGAGTATGGAGACTTATCCACCGAGTGGGTTCCTGCATGGGAAGATATTCCAGATTTAGAAGAAAGATATGCATACGGAGTTGAATGGGATACTGCATCATCAAGTCCAGATGGAGTTAGAGTAGGTAATATTCAATTGCATAGAGAGCTACCTATCCAGAGTAAGATGAGAAGGTGTTTGTTGGATAGAGATGGTGGAGTTAAAGAATATTTGGATAATGAGCTTTCATGGGGTGGAAGCTATTTGGATTATGCCGTTATGACAGAGATGCCTGAACATTGGTATAAATTGTATTTTAATGGCACTAAATTTAGGATGATGTTGTCCGAAATTCCATTACCTGGGTATAAACATGTAGATAAGTTCTATATCTCAACATATGAAGCCAGAATGTATAGAACCGATAATTTATTATGTTCGGCGGCTGGAGCTAGTAAATTAAGTGATCCTAATTCAATTAATTTTAGAGGTGGTGACAACACCGCTGAATGGGATGATACCTACCGTTCCTTGCTAGGATGCCCTGTTACCAACCTTACCCGAGACCAATTCCGACAAGCTGCAAGAAAACGTGGAAGTGGTTGGGAGATGTACACCTATGGAGCACATAAAACCTTATTCTGGTTATTTGCAGTAGAATATGCTACGTTAAATAGTCAAAAACCATTTAATGCTCAAAAAGATGCTAATGGATTCTCACAGGGTGGGTTAGGAAACGGTCCAACACAAATGACAGATTGGACAAATTTCAATAATAATAATCCACTTATTCAATGTGGTTATACTAACGAATTTGGTAATGGATCTGGAGAGAAGGCATATGTGGTGAAAAATGCTTCCGATGGTACTCATGCTACATTGATGGCTAACAGGTATCGTGGTATAGAGAATCCGTTCGGTCATATCTGGAAACACACTGACGGGGCCAATATACAGGTTACCACAGGCGATTCAGGATTATCTATACTATGGACTACCAGTGACCCATCGAACTTCAGCGATACCTCTTACACGGGTTATGACAAGAAGGGTAATGTCTGTCGTATAAATGGTCACGTCAAAAAGATGTTGCTTGGGGAAGATGGCGATACAATAGCCACGGAGGTCGGCGGTAGCACCTCTACCTACTGGTGTGACAACTACTACACCAGCACATCAGTTAGCCGCATGCAATTGGTAGTAGTTGGTGGTCGCTCGGATGATGGGTTGAATGCTGGCCTAGTTGACGTGGGTACGACTAATTCGTCTGGTATTGCTAATAACATCGGGTCTCGCCTTTGCTTTTTCCCAAAATATAAATCAACTGAAATAACTACAGAATAATATGAATAGAACATATAGTGATAAAATACCCAGTACAATAGAAAAAGATAATGGTGGATATTATCTATATAGATGGGATATACAAGAAGAACAAAGAGATGAGTATATTGGTTATTCCTATTATGAAGTAACTGTATGGCCCACATTAACTGCTAATAAGATATTAGAAACATGTATTAATGAATTATGGGGTACAGATGTTGAAGCAAAGAAACTGAATGACTATAATGCTGCCTTATTGGGAATATTAGATGAAAGTTATATAGACCTATATAAAGATTTCCTACAAAAGAGAAAGCAATTAAAAGAGCAAGTAGATTCAGATTTTATTGCTTATGAACAAATACAAGAGGAATTAAATAGTGGACAAATAACCGCTATTACTTAGGATAGTGTCAATTTATATAGAAGAACTTTTGATGACTAAAGACGTTATAGCATCAATTCTCATATCAAAAAATACCAAACGCTAACTGAAGTAAAATTTGGTTAGCGTTTTTGTTTTCCTTTCATATCAATTTATTATGTTAAATAAAATTCATCACTATTTTTTATTGTCCCAAGGAGTATCTAGTATGAACTACTTTAAAGAACTATTTAATGATGGTCCAGCCAAATTTATCTCTTGCTTATTAACGGGAGCATTTAGTTGGGTGGCAGGTAGTTTTACACCCTTATGGACAGTTCTATTTATCTTATTATCAATAATATTAGTAGATGCGTATTTAGGTGGTAAGATAGCATTTAAAAATCAAAAAAAGTTTGAATCAAGAAGACTATGGAAAACCTTACGCAAATTTGGTTGGTGCGGTGCCATTATATGGTTTGCAAATCAAATAGATGTTAGTATATTAGTATCTATAGATGCTCATCTAGTAGAATTCTTTGCAGGACTTATTGCTGGAGTAGAACTATGGTCAGTCATAGAAAACTTGGCTACATTATATCCAGATGGACCTTGGAAACTTCTAAATAAGTTTATACGTAAAAAAGGTGAAAAATATCTTGATATTACTATAGATAGAGAAGATTTACCTAAGATAAGAAAATTGGTTAAAAAGATTAAATAGTGAATTTTATACATTACATAAAATTAGGTGCTGTACTATTGATAGCAGTTTTAGGTTTTGATAATTACAGACTAAATAAAAAAGTAGATAATCTAGATAATGCGTTAGCTAGAGCTTCTGTGAATTTACATTACTATGAGAGTGCTCTCTCAGGAATGGAGAAACAAAACAAAGTATTACAATTAACTGTAGATGACTTCAAACATTCTGAAGATAGTTTAGTGCAAGAACTAAGAAAACAATCTAAAGAACTTAAAATAAAAGATAAGAAATTAAAGGAAGTCGCATCAGTAGAAACTATTATTTCGGATACAATAACTCAAGAGATTCCAGTGGACAGGAATTTTACAGTAGAGTTAAAGCCAAATCAATTGACAACTATCAAAATAGAAAGAATAGACAGCATGATCACACATGTGTTGGATATAAAGAATCGTCAAGATCTATTTATACATGAAGAGAAAGTATGGCGTAAAAAAGGTTTCTTTAGACGCTTATTTACTTTAAATTTTAAGAAGGATATAATTCCTCATTATCAAATAGTTAATTCAAACCCTTTAATACAAGTAACAGATACAAGGGTTATCAAAATATCAAAATAATTGCAAAATATTTCAATTTAGTATTAATCAATAAATAAATTGAAACTATGCATTTGAACAAAATATTAGAACAAATCAAACGCCATCAATCTCCATCAGAGGCTATAGATAAATTATCTACTGCTTTAGAGAAGCATGAGGGTAGCTTATTGGAGAAAGGTTTCACTATTTTAAAGTCAGAATTGGCTGCAAATATGTATGAAGCTATTAATGGCCCTCACTTTGATGAGGAACATGCTCGCTACGCTGTAGAGGGTATGGAGAATGAGGTGGGCATAAATTTAAAATCTGAAAAACATAACAAATGGGATTGGTATGTTGCCATGAATATGATCTATTCAGATTATTACAAAGCAGTCGTTGCTATGACTGGCAGCGCAAATACCAAACACTTCGCAGAATTGGCAAAAGCTTGGCTATGTGACAAAGACATTGACGAAGGTAAGATGTGGCACTATTATGTTTATCTAATGTGTGACGATGATGAAAACGATTATAAAGCATATGAACGTATGCACAGTAATCGTAATAGTTATTACAGTCCAGAGTATGAACATCGTATGGGTAGAGAAAAAGGATATGACTATGAGGCTAGAAGCTATCAATATCCTTACTCTAGATATGATAGAGAAGAATTAGATCGTGATAGTAAACGTTACAGAGAAGATGATCGTGAACGTATGGAGCGTGAAAGAGAAATGCGTGATCGTGGCTTGCGTAATACAAGAGAGACTCGTAACACATCTGTTAGATATTTCTAATTATCAGCTGCCTAAATATTAATCAAGATATATGGGCAGCTATGAGAGTTGCCCATATTCTTTAAACTTATAAAGATATGACATTCTCTCAGTTAACGTCGGGTACTAGAATACACGTACTCGAAATAACAGGTACTTTTAAAAAGAACACAACGTACAGTTTAGGAACGGTAGTCAGTGTATCAAAACCCTATGACGAACCAATGCCACCGACACAATTTCCGATGCCTATGCAAAATAGGCGTAAGCTCGTGGATCTAGTGATTTCGTGTGATGGTGAACAAAGAAAACTGTCAGTATCTGAAGATAAAACAATGATGACCGATTCATCCATCGGTCTTACTATAGCCACAGAAAAATCACAAATTATTAATATGGTTAGACAATCTCTAGAAGATTGTAGAATCAAAAAAGAGAGCTTAAGTAAGATTGATGAGGAGATGAGGAGATGTGAAGACATCTTAAAAATACTTAATGTAAATTCGGACATAACAACCAATGTGACAAAAGATTTCAAAGAACTTGATGAATTGAGAGCTGAAGTGAAAGAGCTTAAACAACTTTTACAAAATATTTCTACTGTTCGTCCGGAAGAAAACAATATCGATCCTCCTACTGAGGAAAAAGAAAATGAAATCTAAAACACAAAGGTTGGCTATTTAGTCAACCTTTTTTATTTTAAAATAATATGAGTACACTTTATAATAATAAATACGACATTCTAGCTAGTACAATTCAACCTAATCCTGCATCTGTTAAATATTGGGCAGATCTATCATCTAATCCAAATGGTGGGGATTTAAAGTATTTTAATGGTACTAAATGGGTTTTAGTTAATAATAAAGCTACTGAAGACATTTCTCAGATAAAGCAACAGATAGCGGATTTAGAACAAAACAAAGAAGATAAAGTTGAAGGTAAAGGACTATCTACTGAAGATTATACTACACAAGAGAAAAATAAACTTGCTAGTCTTCAGAACTATAATAATAGTGAAGTAAGAGAATTGATTTCAGCGTTGAACCTTAGATTAACTACTCTAAGTGAGGATCTTGAAAGTTTGGAAGCTAGAGTTGCTGCATTAGAAACACCTGCTGCATAATGGAATTAAAATTAAATAGAATCTTTCTTGGTAGCTCTGCAACTATTGGAGAGCTACTAGTCAATGATAAATATTTGTGTGACACCCTCGAAGATAGAGTAAGACCAGAAGGAGAAAAGGTTTATGGTAAAACTGCAATACCTGAAGGTACATACGAAATGGTATTATCGTATTCACCAAGATTTAAGAAAATATTGCCGGAAATCCTTAACGTACCTAATTTCACTGGCATACGCATTCATTGTGGCAATTCATCTGCCGATTCCAGTGGATGTATTCTTGTAGGTACTTGGGATGGTGAGAAAGAAGATTGGGTAAGTGATTCTAAAATAGCTTTTAACAAACTAATGTCCTTACTTGAGGAAGCTACAAACAATAAAGAAAAAATAACAATAACTGTAAATAACTCATGGAAATGAAGAATCCAGAGAAATAGTGAATAGAATGAAATTGGATTTACCTATGAACGAGTTTGTTACACTTTGTAAAATTATTTATGATGAACAGAATAGAACTTAATTCTTTGAACGCTATAATAGATGGAATATTTCTTCAATTAAGAGATAGTAATCTATCTGAGAGTGAGAATTTATCACGTATACAGGTAGAACAGTGGATTCATCAATATAGGGCCTATTTAATTAAGCAAGATTTAGATAAAGGTCGAGATATTAATCCTAGCTATATACAGACATTAGGCCCATTACATATATCCAAAGTAAGTACATGTGGAGTACCTAATGGTTTTCATTATATATCAGATAAAGAATTACCTAAATTTATAGATTTGCATTTTGGCACTGGTCTAGTAGCAGTTAAAGATATGCATGGTAATCTGATTCAGGTTGGTAATGAAACAAAAGCTAAATATCAGACAAGTAGAAAATACACATGTAATGATTATATTGCTTTCTTAAAGAATAACCATTTATATTTAAATGGGCCTGGTTTTCTAGAGTATGTAGAAATAGAAGGCATATTGGAAGACCCTACAAAAGCAGCAGATTGTTATGATTATGATGGTCCATATCCTATCCCTGCTAATATGATTCCTACTTTGAAGAACTTAATATTTAGCAAAGAACTAAATATAATGTTAACTGTACCTACTGATAATACAAATAATAGTACTAACGATGTAAAACAATAATGAATGGAAACTAAGTCATATACTGGAAAAGATTTTTATACTAGCTACTGTGATTACATAGAAGATAACCCATTATATCAAGTAGACTATAAAACGTTTAGAGGGGTAATTAATGATTACTTCAAATACTTGAGAGATGAACTAATAGAGAATGGTAAAGAAATAAAGTTACCATGTAGATTAGGTACATTAAGTGTAATTAAACATAAGCCTAAAGAGTATTCTGGAAAGAGTCTTAGAATAGATTATGCTGAATCAAAGAAGCTAGGTAAAATGGTATATCACTTAAATGAACATTCAAACTTCTATAAATATAGATTTTATTGGAACAAGCATAATATGCTTACATCAAATAAGACTATGTATCAATTAGTAATGACTAGAGATAATAAGAGGCGGCTAGCCCAAATTATTAAAAATAAGGAAAGGGATTATCTTGAACTTTAAATTTTACTATAACGGACACACACAGATTGATGATGTTGCTGGAGTATATGCTATTGTCAATCTATTGAATAATAAAAAATATATTGGTAGTTCTACTAATTTACGAAAAAGATACAGACAACATTATAATGCTCTATCTAAAAATAAGCATGTGAATATACATTTACAAAATGCTTTTAACAAATATGGAGAAGATAAGTTCGAATTTTGGATATTAGAAACTTGTGATAAAGTAAAAGATACCTTGATTTTCATTGAACAAAAATATATCGATTCAGATGGAGATTATAATATATGCAAATTAGCTTCTCATCATTCTGGAGAAGTTTATACAGGGCATGTTATAAAAGATGATCAAAAAAAGTGCATAGCAGAATCTAATAAAAACAGAATATGGTCAAAAGAATCTAGAGAAAAAATATCTATAGCTAGTAAAAATTCTAAGTATATTATATCTCTTAGAAAAAAAATTCTGCAATTTGATTTGAATGATAATTTAATTGCAGAATATAGCTCAATAACAGATGCCGCTATGTCTCTTGGTAATATAAATAGAAGAGTAAATATAAAAAGATGTTGTCAGGGGAATAGAAAAACTGCTTATAATTATAAATGGAAATATAAAAATGATAACGAAATTAGTTAGTTCAAAAGTAGCTATTGCAAAAGTTATTTCTGATCTAGGTTTGCAAGAGGATGAAATATTGATCTCAGACATGCGTGAATGGATTGGAGAAGGTATTGAAAAAATTGGTGCAGTACAACAGTTTGAACACATTGTTTCAGGTGTAGAAGGTGCCCCAATTATCAAAATAAATTGTCATCAAGCACAGTTACCTTGTAACTTACATAAATTACATCAAGTTGCATATTCTTTTAATTGTGATGGACCTTGGTTTCCTATGAGGAAAGCTACAGGTTCATTTGCTGCTTGGGGATGTGATGAATGCTGTGATTGTGAGAAACCCGAAATATGGGTTAAAGATGAAGTATTAGTAAATCTAGTTGTAGATCTATATGGCAATATTGATAAAACTGAAGCACTAGAAATGCTAAATACTAATAAAAACATGAAGACAATACTTAGGAATTTAATAAATAAGCATACCATTAACCTAGATTATATGAGAGGTAATACAAGTACCAATCCTAATTGGGATTTGCAATATAGTATTAAGCCTGGTTATATAATGACAAATGCACCATGTGGATATCTAAAATTATCATACAGTGCTATACCTACTGATGAAGATGGTTATCCATTAATTCCAGATAGTGCTTCATACATGGAAGCAATTTATTGGTACATTGCACAAAAGATAGGATTCCAAAAGTATATAAGAGGGGAAATGAATCAACGTATATATTATGATATGCGTAATTCTTGGAATTTTTACTGTAAACAAGCATATGCAGAAGCTATGCTGCCTAATGAAGACGAATTAGAATCTATTAAAAATACATGGAATAAAATACATACAGAACTATTAGATCATAATTCATTTTACAGTCATACTGGTTCCAGACAACATATTTATAATGCTAACTAAATATGAATACAAGAAGACAAACAAATACATTCTCTGGTGGTCTTAATATGGATGTAGATTATTCTGTGTTAAAGGATAATCAATACATATATGCAGAGAATATTCGTATATTAACAAATGAAGGATCTTCTTTTGCAGCAATGCAGAATATAGAAGGGTTCTTAGCGTGTAGACCTTCTTCAAATTTGTCTGGTGAAACTATTATACACGTTACCACAGTAAGAGATTGGGCGATTGTTTTTACTAAGATTAATGGTACAAATAACAACAATGTCTATAGAATTGATTTTTCTAGATCACAAGAAGAACCAATTGTAACAAAAGTAGTAACTAATAGACCTTTAGATATAGAAGTATCATCTAGTAATGTAGCTGCAATTAGTAGTGTATGTAGATGGGAAGCAAGCAACAATGTAAAAGTGTATTGGGCAGATGGGCATGCTCAAATTAAACTAATCAATGTAGATGATGATCACATATCTGGTAATTCATCTATTACTTCGGATTCTATAGTAATGTTACCAAAAGCTACATTAGCACCATTTGAATTTAATGGATTTGGAACAGGCAGTTTAGAGTCTGGAATGATACAGTATTGCTATCAATTGTTTAAAGTGAGAGGTACAGAATCTGCAATATCCCCACTTACTCCTCTTTATCATTTAAGTGATGGAGATCAGAAAACAAATTATAATGCTGTAAAAGGAAGTTCTAAAGGACAGAATACTGGTAAGTCTATAAAGTTGCAAGTAAGAAACAATAGTACTGGATTTGATAGACTTAGAATAATCTCTTTATTCTACAAGGCAAAGAATGAAGTACCTGTAATATCTATAGTAGATGATATAGTTATTGGAACTGGTTCTGTAATAAACTATGAAGATAAAGGTGGTAGCTTAGTATCAGAATTAAGTATTGATGAATTTAATTCATTAGCTAATTACACATTTGTACCTGAAGTAATAGAATCTAAAGACAATAGATTATTCGCCGCTAATCTTACTGAGGAAACATGGGATGTAGAATATGATGCCAGAGCGTTTAGGGCTAATTCATCTGGTAATGTACTATTACTATCTAATTCTGGTTCTTCATTAAATTTTGCTTTATCTGCGTTAACCACTACAAATATACCAAAAGATCATGATTGTATATGCCCATTTAATGTTGATGGTAGTGCTTATAAATACACTACTTCCCCAACAGGAGGATATATACAAGGTGGAAAGGGTAAGAACGTATCATATAGGTTCATCACTACGGACTTACTAGAAGATGCATCTACCACATCTAGAGGAATGATAAACGAAGAATTTACATTCAATTCTTCTTCAAGATCGCTTACTAGTTTAGGTATCAACTATGAAGGTAATGATAAATCAAATACAATAAGCTTATCGTCTGGTAACAAAATACCAAACTATTCTAATGCTGAAATAGAATCCAAAGTAAAAGGATATATGAGGGATGAGATTTATAGATTTGGTATAGTATTGTATAATAAGCAAGGTTTAGCATCACCAGTACATTGGATAGGTGACATAAGAATGCCATCTAATAAAGATACAGGTTATAAGTTTTTTACTTCTAATGAGGCTAGTGATTATGGATCTAATTTATCAGTTGTTACTAAACCGCTTGGTATTGAGTTTGAAGTAAAGAATTTGCCATCAGATGTAGTAAGATACGAGATAGTTAGATGTGAAAGAACATTGTCTGATAGAACTATATTAGCTCAAGGTGTAGTAAGTTGTATTACAAATTATGACAGAGATTCTAACATCTTAACACCATTCCCATATCTAGCTTATTCAAATAAGCATGGTTACTATGCAAAGACTCATAACGATAGAGATTTTCAATATACTTTTAACTTATCAGATACGCAATCTAATAATTATTTCATGTTCGTGTCTCCAGAAATAGCAGTCAACAGAGAAAATGCAGATGCGTTAATTGATAAGTTTCAAACAGTTGAAAAGGTAGGGGTTATGACGTCTCCTATTATTGCAGATGGTGACTGGGGTATTGTAGATGGTTCTCTAAAAGTATTAGCAAATGCTAGATCTATAAAGTATGATGGTTCCACAATAAAACCAACTAAATCATTAGGAGGTCAATCTAGTAATGGTTATGTGTCTAGTGGAACAATAGTAATAAACAATGATGATTTTTATTCAGCATTGCTTGCTAAATACTATGGTTTATATGTTGAAAATGGTGTTCAATCTGCTGCAATAGAAAGTGCAAAATATGCAGGACCCAGTAGTCCTTGGTTAACAAATGGTGATCAACCTTGGTATAATGCTGAAGCAATTACTATTGGTGATAAAGTATATTATAACTGGGTGTGGGATAATATTAGAACTGCAGGAGATGGTGAAGTAGATAATACTGATGCAAACAACGTTAGAAAATACGGTCCTCATGGAATATGTGCCATATTTAAGAGCGATAACATGGTTGCTAATATACCATTAGCTGTAAGTACTTCTAGTTACAGATATGTCAATGCAGTTGTTTTGTGTAATATAAAACAAAGTGTAAATGCATATGGTGGTAATTCATACTCTGCTATACAGAACTCTGTATATATTACTACTGGTGCTAGCGCTGAATCTAGTGTTTCCACAGTACTGTGCTATGGTGGTGATACATATCTAAATATATTTGATTATAATAACTGCATGTTTAGTTATAACACAGACGACTATTATAATAATAAAGCAAATAGATTATTCTTAGGAGCTTTCATACCATGCGAGTCAAGTGTTAATCTAGCATTAACCCATGCTGATTCATCTATAAATAGAACTTATCAAGCTGGTGATGGATATGCTAACCACTTTGTAGAAGATGATATAATTACTGTTGGTGATTTATATACTCAGAACACTCCATCATATGCATATAATGATGCTTACTCTGCTCAGCCTAATGCAAAAAAGTTTGTATCTAAATCTATTTATAATATAGATAATCTATTAACAGATACTCGTATCATATCTTCAGAGCTTAAAACAAATAATGAAGTTACTGATTCATGGACAAAATTCAAAGTAGCCAATTATCTTGATGTAGATACTAGATTTGGACCAATTAATGATATGAAGTTATTTAAAAATAATTTAGTATTCTGGCAAACAGACGCTTTTGGCACAGTTGCAGTGAACGAACGTTCTATTATAACTGATAATAACCCAGGTGCTCTTACTCTAGGTACTGGTGGTATACTAGACAGATATGATTACTTTACTACAATGAATGGTGAAAGTTCAAACCAGTTGAGAGCAAATACTCAATCGGATAGCACTGTATACTGGTATGATAGTAAACGTAATGAGATATGTGGGTTTAATGGTCAATTACAAACAGTATCTAAATTAAAAGGAGTTCAATCTTATTTGAATAAGAATAAAGACTTGTTTAAAAAAGATCCTATTGCAGTTTATGATAAGAAATACAATGAAGTTCTGTTTACTCTAGGAGATAAAACATTAGCATTTAATGAACAATTAGGAGTGTTTACTTCATTCTATAACTATAATCCAGACTATTACGCAGAGTTTAGTGATAAATTATATTTATTTAAATCATTAAAACTGTTTAAATATAATGGTGGCGAACAAGCTAATTTAGATTCTGACAAAGCAAAGGTATCTGAAATAGAATTTGTAGTAAATGCTGAGTACCCACAAACTAAAACATTTGATAATGTTGAATATGGTGGTGATTTTACTACAGATACTAATTTTGATTTGATCCTATTTACTACAAAAAGACAGACTAGTGAAACATTAACTAGTGAAGATATTGATTACAGAGAGGATACTTATAAATTTGCAATCCCTCGTAATGCATTAAAGCTAAATGAAGTAGAACAGCTAGCTAATAAATCTTATAAAGACAGAATGAAAGGAAAATATCTTATCTGCAATTATAAGTATGATTGTAATGATGGTAACGAGTTTAAAGTACCTTATATTAGTACAGCTTATAGATACTCAATGATATAATATGAAAAAGAAAATTAATAAGAAAAACGTACCAGCATATGCATTTGGCATGGATCAACTACCTAATTACCTTGGTGGGGCTAATGTTCTTGGCTCTGCCATTTCTGGTTTATCAGGAGAAGGTTCTACAGGTGATGCTATAGGTAGTACATTAGGTAGTGCTGCTTCTTTAGCTGGGGCAGGTTTTAGTATTGGAGGACCAATTGGGGCTGCTGCAGGTGGAGTGCTAGGAACAGCTTTTGGTTGGATTGGCGCTAGAAAACGCAAGAAACAAATGGAACAAATGAGGCGTAGAAAGGAAACTATGAATAAAACTCAATTGGGTATGAATGCTGCAGCAAACCGAACAGCAGAGTATTGGGATGATAATGAGTTAGCATATACTTATGAGAATGGAGGAATGCTTCCTGATCTAGCCTATGTAGATAATAATGAAATTATCAGAGGAGATGATGGAACTATTATGCAGGTTCCTAATAACAGGCCTGGTACGGATAATCATTTGATTGATGCGTCTAATTTAGAATCAGTATTATCTGATAAGATTAAAAGGCCAGGAACAAATAAAACTTTTGCACAAGAAGGTAAAAAACTTACTAGAATGACAAAACCAAGTAAAGGTAAAGATATATTTGCAGATAATACAAATATGTTAAACAAACGGAATGCTAACCTTGCATATGATAATTTGCTATCAGAGCAAGAGGAAGTAAAAGCTAAAAAAGGAATTAAACCTAAAAAGAAAGGTATTCCAGCTTACGAAAAAGGGTATAGTCTTCGACATCCAAATATATATACAGAAGCACTAGATGAAGATTTACCTTATGTTCCAGTAAAAAGAGCAAAAAGGTCTAAAGATAGAACTAAGGATAAATTAAGTACTCCTATAGATCCTGTACAATTATTAGAAAATAGAAAAGAGTATTGGAGGAATAATGATTTATATTACGCTGATCAATTACCAGATGTAGAAGTAACTGCTAAAGCACCAAATACTCCTGCATATATGAGACATGTTCAGCAATGGGATCCATATTGGTCTTCAGTATTAGGTGCAGCCGGTGATAGAGATAAAGCTAGATCAAATGTTCAATTAAATCCAAATAAGAGGATAATTCAGACATATGGTAGTGCTCCTGCATTTTATGCTCCTATGAAAGGTGATGGTATTGATGCAGTTACATACGCTAATGATGAACCAATTTCTGTTGATACGCCAGTTATACCAACTAAGACTGTATCATCTACTCCTACAGTAAACACAACTGAAACTATACCAAGTAAAAGTACTACAAAAACACCAAGTGCGAGATCAACTAAGACAGCTCCTAATTATAACTTTGTAGATGCTCCAATGCTTGACATTGAAGAACCAATTATTGGTTTTAATGATGCTTATACTCAACCTTTAGAAACAACATTTAAGAAACCAGTTGCAGCAAAACTAGATTTATCTCCTATATCAAATACAGTTGATAATAAAAAGGGTCCAAAAGATAAAGCTGGAATTATTAATTATTCACCAGACTGGTTATCATTGTCTCCTACGGTATATAATGCTTTACAGTCTTTACGTAATCCAGAGTATGAACAAACTGTATTAAATCCTTATACAGGTGCTATTACTAATACTATGGCTAGACGTAGAATGAATATTGAACCTGCAAGATTAGCTAACAGTAGATCAAGAGCTATTTCTAACTATAACTTAGCAAATATTAATGCTAATACTGGCGCTAATTTAGCTGCAAGAACTCAAGCTGCTGTTGATGAATATGCTGCTAATGCTAACATGTATGCTACTAAACAAAATGCTGATAATGCCTACTTAGGGGAATATGCTAATACTTTAAATAACTTAGGCCAACAGTTTGTTCAAAGTAGAACTCTTGCAAATGATTTGAATGCTAAAAATAGGGCAGCTGCTAGAAGCTTCGGTACTGCTGCTGTTAGTCAATTAGGACAGTGGTCTCAAGTAAACAGACAGATGAAGAATCAAGCAGCAAGAGATAATATGGTTTACCCATATCTAGCTAATTTCTTAGCATATGGTAATCCTACAGAGTTAATTCAACAGATGAATAGACAATATTATAATAGATAATTATGGTAAACAGATATGATCGTCCTGCAGAAGCGCAGTTCATAAATACATATGTTCCTCTACCATTCCAGCAATTATATACCTTAGGTAAAGAAGCAAATGCTAGGGTAGATAAAGCTATTGCAGATTTATCTGGTGCTCTGGATAAATGGTCTGATTTTAGATCACCATCAGAAAAAGATACTAAGGCTTGGTATGATGAAACAATGGGTAAAGCTAAACCTATTATTGATAAATTAGCACAAAATATCGATTCGCTTAAAACTCCAGAAGGTAGAGCCCAGATTAATTCTTTAATCAATAATGTAGACAGATATAAATTAGCTACTTTAAAACAGAGTAGGGAAGGTATGCTACAAAGAATGGAAATGAATCAGAAGCTAGCTGCAGCTGGTAAGTTTAATGAGATGTGGCATGGAGTTGATTTTGCTAACTATGATACTCTTAATTCTGGGATTTATAACGATGTGTCTCCTTTAGCGTATAAAGATGTTAGAGAATTGTCTGATCCATATTATGCTAAATTACAAAGAGGATATCTATATACAAAAGGCGGTTATGATTACTTTGGAAATTCAAAGGAAGATATTGAAGCTGTAGCAGATGCTCACTACAATGATATTGTTAGTACTCCAGAAGCACAGAAGCATATGCAATTGTTTAAACAAAGAACTGGAGCTACGGATGAAGAAGCTCAAGCTTGGTTTAGACAACAAATTATTGATTCCAATATCGATAGGACTATTAGACCAACAAGAGAGCTTAATCCATATGCTAAGATGGCTGCTGAACAAGCGTATCGTAGACAATTAAAAGCTGCAGAAAATGCTCAAGGTTCTCCAGTACAATTTACTACTAAGCTTGCTGCTACACTTATGAATAGGCCGTATGGTCCTCAAACATCTGAAGAAGGAAACAAATTAACTTATAATTCACAATTTGATAGAATCCAGAAGACATTTGCTCCTGATAGTAAATATAGAGACATTTATATTAATAGAGTAGATGAAAACGGTACTCAATTACCTTTAAATAGAAATAAGAGTGCATATGGTATTATGTCAAGACTATCTACAGATATTGGTTCACAAGCGAACTTTATTAATGATGCTATGCTTGATAAATCCTCTATGGTTAGAGGATTAGCAGGTGCTCCAATTTATTCTGGTAATAGCGTTTATGGAATGATGACACCTGAACAATATATCAACTCTAAATTCGGTTTAAGCGTTAATGAATCTAACTGGAATCCTAATAGAGTTAAATTTGAAAGGGATCTTATTGCTGGTAACATTCCTAATGTAGGAGTTACCCCTACTAATAAAGTACTTATAGAAAATGGTATTCCCGGTGATGAGCAATTTACTCAAGAATATAAAGCATATGTTCCAGTACAATACTTCATTGATAATGGCTACGACTTTGGAGAAACTGACCCTGAAAAGCTAATTAAAAATGAAGATTTTAATAAGTTCTTATCAACATTAAATGGTAGATTACCTAGTCCTTCTGGAGACATTGTTAAGAAACCTAATATCAAATTTGGTAGTGATAAAAATGCTGCATATAGAGAGATACAAAGTAGTGGATGGTTATCAGATCCTCAGTATGCCGCAGCTATTCAGTATGATGGTATTTATGTAGAGGTACCTGTTATGCGTCAAGTACTTAATAATCAGCAAACTAGGGAAAGAGCTAATTTGGAAGAATTCCAGTATACTAAAATGGGTTCTAAATTAAATGCTGCTTACAGAGGAGATAATGAAGAATTAATCTATGGACAGTAAAAATAATATACAAGATATATCATTAGCCACTAGACTTCGTAGACAAAATTACGAAAGATATCTAGATGGTTCTAATGCTTCAAGTATTGGAGTAGGATCTACTATAGATCCTACTTTGGTGCTTAGGGACTTAGCTGGTTATAACAAAGATAGTTATAATAAAGATTTAGATACAGAAAGCACTCTAGATGAAAGTTCTAATGATCTTAGTACTCCAGAATTAGTGTTTAATTCTGCAAAGGCAATGCTTCGTGATATGAATGAAGCGCAATTGTCAAATACTAGAGGTGTGTTACGTAGAGAAGTATTACCAAATATAGACAAGTTTAATAGCAATATTAACCTATTTTCTGCATATGATAATTTAATGTCTGAGAAGAATTCTCTTCTTAACCAATTATCTACTACTCAAGATAGTAATGAGGCAGATGCCATAGCTATTCGATTACAGGAAGTAGATAATGAGTTGAATCAGACAAAAGAAGGATTAACCGCATTAGGTGTATCACCTGATTTAAGTAATGCTCAAGAAATACGTACACAGCAAGAACAGCAATTACAATCATATAAAGATAGAGCTCAAGAACTATATGATAATATAGCTACAGATGAGGCTGATATTGCTAGGTATAAAGTAGATGAACGTTTCCAGAGAGCTATGGAACAGAATAGCGAGTTTAAATGGACAGAACCAAGTAAATGGATATATTCTGTACCATCTGCCGTAGGTTCTTCTTCTTCTGCTTGGATGTGGCAAATAGCTCCATACGCTACTACAGCATTAAAGAGTGTAATGACAAAGAGTCTGTTAAAAGCAGGCACTATGGCATTGACTGGTGCTGCTGCTGGTAGTGTTGCTCCCGGTGCTGGTACTCTTGCTGGTGGTGCTATTGGTGCAGCAACAGGAGCATTAAGTATTGCTTTAGATCTTGGTAATGCTGCTATGATGATATATTCTAATTATAAGCAAGCTGAGAATGAAGCTAATGCTAATGTATCAGATGACTATAGAGATAGAGTATCTAACATATTAAGTCAAAGTGGTAGTTCTGTACAGAATGTAGTTAATGCAGCTAGATCACAAGATTTACCAGAAGAGTTCAGTAAACTTACTGATGATAAACTGTTTGAAAAAATTCTTGATGGTCAAGTACAAGTAGAAGATCAATCTTTAAATGAAGCTATATCTCAAGCTAGACAAGGTTTAGATAGAGATTTTGCTCAAAATATGGCCATCACTTGGGCTAGTAACTTAGCTGAGGATGCTCTTATGGTTCCATACTTTGGAAAAATTGCAGATGGTTGGATTGGTAAAGGTCTTAATACAGTTGCATTCGGAATGAACCCTGTTGAAGGTTTAGGGGAGTTAGCTGCTAGTCAAGCTAAAAAGAAAATGTCCAAATATGTATTAGGTAGAAATGCAATTGATGTTGCAACAAAAAAATGGGCTAATAGAGCTGCAAAAGCAGCCTATGTTGGAACAGATTTGGCACTACGTAATGCTGCAACTGCATTTAATGAAGCAATTGAAGAAGGATCACAGTATACTACAGGTCAAGCATATAAGCGTGGAGATTTTGATAGTTCTGATTTAGACCTAGAAGGATTAGCATCATCCTTAGTAGGAGCATACAAAGAAAAAGCTACTACTGTAGCTAACATATTAGGAAGTCCATTCGGTTATCAAAATCCATTATATGAAAATGATACAGAATATTGGAATAATGTTAAATTAGGAGCTGCTGCAAGCATATTATCTCCTATTCAAGGTGCTGTTAATGCTAGAGGTACTTACTCTCTAGTAAAAGAGACACAAGGTATGGATAGAGTAAATGAGTTAGCTGCAAATGAAATTAACTCTAAGGAGGAGATGGAAAAAGCAATAATTTATGCTAGTGGTAGACTAAAAGGACATGAAGCTGAGATTGTAAATGCTTGGAGTATGTTGGCTGATGGTAAAACAGAGAACTTACCAGAAGGGTTTAACAGAGAAGATGCATTAGAAGAAGCTAAATTTGCATCTAGAGCTTTTTCTTTAGCTAAGAGTAAACAAATGAAATCCTTAGCTAAAACTATGGGCATTGAGGAAGATACAGAAGAATATGGTACACTTGTTGGTCTTGCAATGCAAGCAGAAAAAGAGTATACTTCTTCTATTCAAAATGCCAGAGTAAAGAGACAGGAATTAGAAAATGCTAAGAATAATTTTGTAAATGACCCTATATCAGAGGAAAGTCTAACAACTGCTATAGACAGCGCTTATAGACAGATTAATGATAATGCTACTACTCAAGATGAAATTATATCTAAGGATGAACTAAGAGAGATTTATGATAGACAAAGAAATTTGAATATCATGAATAATATGATTACTGAAATTGATACAGCAATAAATCAATTGAACGAAAGTAAAAATGAATCTGAGTTCAGAGGTAATCAATATTCTCTAGCTAAATTAGAAGATATGAAATATCGTCTAAATGCTAGAAAGAAATCTATTCTAAAGAGTATGCCATCTTGGTATAAAAATAATGCTAATACCATTAACAATATAGATACAGCTATGCAGTTCGTTACTATGAACGAACACGTATCTGGTCTTAATAAAGCTACAGAAGATAGTATATTAGCAGAATTAATGCTAGAGAGGAATAGAGAGATCTTAAATTCATTTCATGGTATAGATAATGGTAGAATTACTCCTACTGAGGAAGTAGAAAGAGAGAATATAATAGAGCTAGGTAAGACTAAACCTTATAAGAAATCTAAGAAATTAAGACTTACTGCTTTAAGAAATATTCATGAACACCAAGGAGATACTCTTATTAGTGAAATGTTTGATTTATATCAAACTAAAAAAGCTGAAAGTAAAGAAGCTGCGGAAGGTGCACTAGGGGTTACTGAACAACAAACAGCATCTAAACCTGTTGTCCCTTCTAAACCTGTCACTGCTCCTACCGGACCAATGCGTACTGAGCAACAAGCAGCGCCAGAAGTTGAGCAAAAACCTACTCCTCAAGTAAGGAGAGCTGCTAGACCGACTCAAGCTAATATTGCATCTCAAGAATTAAGTGAAGCAGATCAAGCTATTATAGCTGCTGCAGAAGGACAAGATATTGGTTTAACTCAAAGAAAACAACAACCACAAGTTGAACCTGAAGTTCAACCTCAAAATAATGACAGTGCAAAAAATGAAATATTAGGTGCAGATGAAGACCCATTTGCTGGTGGAGTAGGTGGTGTAGCAACTGAAGATGTATTTAATGAATATGGTGGTGCTGTTGAGGAACCTACTAAAACATCAAAGAAAGCTAAAGAATCTAAACCAAAAGCAACTAAAACTGAGCAGGCTAAAAAAGATACTGCAAATGCTAAAGAAGAATTTAATGAAGCAGCAAGAAACTTCTTTGATCTTCTTGAAGATGATACTTTAGGGTTCGCATTTGATCCTGCTGCTCAAGCTGAAAAGCAAGCAAAAATATTCAAAGCTTTCTTAACAATGCTTGGTAAAGCATTTAACTTAGGAGCATACAAGTTCAAAGAAGTAGCATTGAATATGTATGAAGCTATTGGTAGGGATAGAGAAAAGTTATCTCAACATTTTGATGCTATTAAGGGAGCGTATTCTACTGCATACTACAATATGCCAGAGAATGTTAGAGGTAAAATGACAACACCAGCAGAAGTTGCTGAGATTACTGTAGATGATTTGTTTGATCCACAACCAGCAGATTTAACTGAAGAAGAAGTTAACGATGCAGCCAAAGATGGAGTTATACCTACACCAGTAACCCCCGGTTCGGTTCCACCTGATGCTATTAGTGATTCAGAATTAGCTGAATTCACAGAGAATAGTGAGTTAGGTATTTTAAATACTTTTCATTATACTCCTACTGCTAATATTGGTGAAACTATAGAATTAGGAGGTGCTAGAATTCAATTCTCTCCTAACTCTGAATTACCTAAGCTATTTAAAACTAAACAAGATAAACTTACTTATGAATATTCTGTAGCACCTTACTATGATAATATTCGTAAGAAAACAGTACAATGGAATGATCCTAGTACCTATGATTATGCCAGAGTAGGATTAATAATTACTAATACTGAAAATGGTAAAAGGTATTGGGTTGCGATGAGAAGTCCGAACAATATTCGTAATCTTACTCCAGAAGAATATCCTGAGATGATAAGAAAACTACGGGAACGTAGACAAGAAATTATCTCTAGGTTTGTAATGAAAGATTCAAATGGGTCTTTACTAAATAAGGTAGATACTAGAATAAAGGTAACTCCTACTAGATTGTTGTTGCATAATGCTATTGAAGGTACTATTTCTCAAGAGATACCAGTAAATGATAAACAATTTAAAGATGTATTTCAGTTTAGTGGTAATCTAGATGAAGAGATCAATAACTTTGGATATAGTACTGGTGTTAGAGGTACAAGTACAATATTTACTGTAGAAGGTGATAATACTGGTTTTATTGGTACTACTTCTGGTGGTGTGTATTATATTATCGACGGTAAAAAAAGGTTGTCTGGTAGACCATTACCATTAAAATTATCTCTAGCACGATTCAATTCTTACCCTAAATTAGCAGAGGCAATCTCTACTATAGTGTTTAGAAGTGGTTTTAAGGGTGGGCAGAATATAAATAATACAGATTTAATTGCATCTGATATTATTGAAATGTTCTTAAACTATGGTGAACCTACTTCTGTAAACAATGACTCTGATATTAGTGATTCTGCAAAAGCTAATTTGCGTAATAAACAATTGTATATAGATAACAAAGGACAATTTGGTGTATTACACTATGGTATCAATGAAGTATCCCTAGCTGGTTTGTCTATTGCGCAGAAAGAACAAGAGAGAAAGCATTTCGAAGACTGGTTATTATCTAATGGTTCTATGCCTTTTAAAGTTCCTTCAAAAGGGAATGAGAAATTGGCAGTAAACATGAAAATGAATCTATTATTTTCTGGTAGATTAGCTAGTAGTGTTGAAAAAGCAGGTGGTAGATTAGAACTATTTGATGGTATAGTATTTACTAGAGAAGATATGAACCATACATTATTATCTTGGATGATAAGAAATGGTATGATCAAATCTAATCTTAATGCAGGAAGATATGAAAGACCATATGTAATTGCAGATGGTATGACTCAAGATATGCCTACAACTATACCTGATTCTACAGCAATCCCAGCAACAGAAGAAGCTCCTAAATCTGAAACTCCTAAACCATCTAGAAGACGTAGATCATTTAATGATTTATCTAGTATGGGGGGTAGTCAAAAAGAAGTTAAAGTAAACTTTACTCCTAATAAAAAATATACTACTAAGGAGAAACTGAATAAGGTTCAAGCTAAAAATTTCTTGAAACAAAAGTTAGGTATGACAGATGCAGAGATCAATATAATTGATGTAGCTGTATCTTCTGATATGCCTGCAACAGCTATGTCTTATATGACTAAAGATGGTATCACGCTATACAATAGTGATCCAGCTGGTGTAGAATTTCACGAAGCATACCATAGAGTATCTCTATTATTACTTTCTGATCAAGAAAGAAATAAAGTATATGAAGAATATCGTAGAATACACCCTAATCTTAAAAATGCATCTGATAAATATGTAGAAGAAGCGTTGGCAGAAGAATTTAGAGGGTATATGATGTATAAGACTCCAAGAAAGTCTTATAGAATTACTAAATGGTTTGAAAAACTACGAGACTTCATCATGTCTTTATTTGGTAGAACTTCTCCTACTAAAATCTTTAGAGGTATATATGAAGGTAAATATGCTAATATCCCAGTAAGTCAAGAGGCTAAAGATAGATTTGAGAAAGCTTATAGGAATAGGGTAAACTTTACTCAACATGGGTACACTTTCCAAAACATAAAATCTCTTGATAACTATAATCAGGCTGTAGAATTCTTTGCAATATCTTATATTAATCAATCATTAAGTTCTCAATCTTTTGTAGATGATCTCACTAAAATACAGATTGACTACCAAGATATGCGTGATTTACTTGAGGATTTGTCATATGATGAAAATGCTACACCAGAGCAAAGAGCAGCTGCTAATGAGTTATATGAGCATTTTAATATATTCCAAAAAGATATTAAATCCTATCTTGATTCTTTAAGCCTAAGACAGGTAAAAGAAGAACAGGAATATGATGAAACTGAGGAAAGAGATGGTGGCGAAATCGAAAAGGAAAACTTTGATAAATATGATAAAGCTTCTTACGAAGTATCTGTATTACATAATATTAGACCTGCTGTAAAACTTTTCTTATCTTCTATTGAAGATCGTGTATACGATAAAGCTACAGATAGTTATGTAAGAGATATGAATGCTGAAACTGGTATACCTAGAGTAACACCATTTCTTACAGCTTGGAGAAGAATTGTAGATAAATTATTTGATGAAGATACTTATGATGGATTAATCAGAAAATCTGCTCAATTAGCAAAAACTGATCCTTTCTATGCTTCTGTATATAATAAGTTATCCTCAGTAAAGGATTCTAATCTTCAGACTCAAATATTTCAAACCATTACTGGTTATAGACACAACTTCCTTACAGTAGGATTCCAAAATATTGGAACAGATACTATTCAATACATAGCCAACTTAGGTGGTAGTGTTAATCTACGTAATGGTAAAAGACTAGTTGCAGATTGGAATAGAAACTTCTATAACAGTAATATGGTAATTACTGATGCAGAAGGTAATCGTAAGCCCAACATGGAATTACTAAAGACTGTTAGAGATGATATCAATACATTAAATACTAGGTTAGCTAGAATGAATGAATCTACTAGCAATGAAGATTTTAATGCAGTCTTGTATAGCTATGTAGATGTATATAATAAGATTGGTATTGCAATTAATTTTGATACTTTATACCAAGCTATTGTAGACAAGGTATCATCAGTTAATTCAGTTAATAAACCTACAATACTGCAAGCAGCTAAAGAATTGTTATCTAGTAATAGAGATGGTAGTTTAGCTAAAGCAATTCCTGAAATTTTGCGTAGACCTGTTAAAGATAAGCCTAATGATAGAATTAAAAGATCTATTGATGGTGTATTTACTGGAGAGAATAGTATATTAAACTTAGCTATTGTTCATTACCAGCTTAATAACAACAATCTTGAAGAGAAGGTATTAGGTCCTAAAAATACTACGGTATATCCATTATCTAAGCATAATTATCTTACTTTGGAAATTAAGAAACTTAATAATGATAGGAATTATGTTAGTAGATTATTAAAATGCCCAATTAACTCTTCTTCACTAGTCTATAATACATTAAAGAATAGTCCCAATACTAGACTTACTGTGGGTACTTTGCTTAATATTACAGAATATAATTCTGGTAACACTGGTACAGATTATCAATCAGCTCCTAGAATAGAAACATTTATTTCTAAGTTTGTTTGTTCTGAAAATGATATTCTTATCTTACCTACAATGTCTGATAAAAAAACATATATGCCAATTCAAGGATTAAAAATGTTTAAAGGTCGTACTTTAAACATTACTCCTGTTGATGATTATGTTGAAATGAGATTTTCTGACGATGTATTAAATCAATTCTATAAATACTATAGAAGTGAATATGATGCAATTCTACAGTATCGTAGAATGAAATTAGTAGAAGATAAGATTGATGATGCTAACAGACCTACCATGTACTTTGGTAAAAAGGGTGAGGATAATGGTAAAGGGGGTAAGTTTAGAATTGCTCGTGGTGTATATCATTATACCGAAGATGGTAATGTGCAATATATTTCTTTCAATTCAATGAGTGACAAAGAGTTGATGGATTATTTTAACAATGCTGCTCAATTGAAAGAAGACTTAAATACTACATTAGGAGTGTTTGTTGGTAAACAGTTAGATTATGTACAGAAATTAGGTCTAATTGAGAAAACAAGTGATGGGTATTATAAAAATAAATTCTTACCTGTAAGTTCTATTAATGATAGAGCCAATAAGTTATCTAATGATATTGCTACATTAGCAGGAAAGGAAAATGAACTAAATAGAAACCATATAGCTATTTATGATGCTATTTCTACATTTACTGTTAATAACTTTGTATCAATGTTTGAAACAGAAAAGATCTTGTATAAAGATGTAGCATTCTTTAAAAATTATCCTGATGTATCTAAACGTCTTGCTGGTACATTGTCAACTGGTGATAGACCTAGAACAGATTTCTCTGATCCTAATCACATAATGAATAAGGTTGCTAGATATAAACAAGGTAGATATAATGTAGCAGGATTGAAAGATGTAGAATTACGCACTAATCAACCAAAAGAATTATATAAGGCAATCTATGATGCATATGTAAGAGAGTTAATGGAGAACTCTGGTAAATATACCAAAGAATACATTGATACTGCATTTGAATCTGGTGACTTATTTAACAATGAAAGTATACCACAAGGTATCAAAGATAAGGCTAAAGAAAGTACAGAACGTGACTTGTCATTGTATGGTGATATCAAGATGAACAAGGATGGTAATATAGAAGTTAATGAAGAAGAGACTCCAATTAACCAAGCTGATGCATCTGTATACTGTTCACCTACTATGTATAAAGCTATCTTAGCTAGTCAAGGTTTATTAGATCCTAAAGTAGAAGAAGCTATCGATTATGTCGAACAGCATGCTGATGATTTAGGTGATATTAGAAAATATGTAAATACATTATCTGCTGTATTATCTCCTAAAAAGATGGTATATTTTGGTAATGAAATACTTCAACCAATACCCGGTGAATTCATTAATATGCCTATCTTTAATAAGATGGCTATATTCCCGTTATTTAAAGTACTGGCTACTGGAGATTTAAGAGTATTGTATGATAGGATGAATGATGTTAATAATCCTATTGATATGTTTACTACAAAATCCGCAGTAAAGGTAGGTAACATCAAAGAATATGACTTCTATACAGATGCTACTCAAAATGAAATAACAGAAGAATTCAAAAAGGACGATAAAGGAACTTATTCTAAACCTATTGTATATAGACAACAGAATTTTGGTAACTTACTTAATCAGATGCCTATTGAAGCTCATGATGCTGAAAAGCGTATGTTGGTTACTCAGGCTATGAAAACAGTATTCTCAAACATTAGATTAGATGGAGACTATATAATCCCTTCTAGTAGTGGTGTAGATCAAGATGTTACTGGCAGAAAAGGTAAGAAAGTTAATGGTAGACAACTAATTAAATTAGCAATGGATGCTATTGATAATCTATCAGATAGAGGTCTCAACAGAATTCTTAAAGACTTACATGCTGAAAAGAATGAAGATGGCACATATTCTTTTAAAGATCTGCAAGGTATATCTGATAAGTTAGTAAGAGACATGATATCCTCTAATATGGATTCTGATATTATCGATCAGGTTACTCTTGATGAAACTGGTAATTTTAAGGTTCCATTGTCTGCTTCTCCTGTAGCTAAGCAATTGGTTACAAAGATTATATCCGCAGTAAACAAAGAGACTGTAGATATTAATTTGCCGGGTGGTACATTTGTACAGATGTCTTCATTTGGTTTAAAATCTATTGATAAAGTAAAAGCTAGTGAAGCTGGTCAATATTCTAAGTACCAAATTAACAATGGTGAAAGACTCAAATTAATTGCAGATGATAGATCTATGGAATGTGTAATTTCAATAAACCTGTTGAAACACATAATTCCCGGATATGAAAATATGTCATTTCTACAAGCTAGGCAGTGGTTAATAGATAATCATATAATTGGCCCTAATGCCTCACCATCTGCAATGGCATATCGTGTACCTACTCAAGGTATGTCTTCTATTGCTGCATTAACCATTAAAGATGTAGTAATGTCTCAAGCAGGAGATATAATTATACTACCAGATGAGTTTACTGCAAGAACTGGTTCTGACTTTGATATTGATAAGTTGTTCTTAACAAGATATAATTATACTTCTCGTAGAAGTAATAAGCCCGGAAGAGAAGCAACTAAAGATGAAATAGAATCAGCATTGAGTGGTTTTAATGAATATGCTGATGAAATTTTAGCTATTAAAGATGGCGAACCTGTTACTAGAAGATCTACACAGAATATGGCAGCATTAGTTAATGATTACCTTAAAAGTAAGAACTCTAATGTTACATATGATATTACAGATGCAACTTATAAGGTTTATCCATATATATCTTCTAAAACGGAATTTGATTATAATAAACCAATGAATGAGCAATCACAAGGTGCTATAGAAAACCTATTGATTGATACATTTATGGCTTCATTACTTGATTCTAAAAATACTCACGATACCACTAGACCTTTGGATGTACCTGTTAATATTATGAAAAATGGTATTGTAAAGAAGTACTTCCCTGATAAAAAGAATGATGTTGCTTTATATGAGTATACAGAAGAATATCAAGATACTTTAAAGCAGGACTTTGCTGATAGTAAAGGTGGTATTGGACCATTCGCATTAAATAACCCTCACCATGTATTAGGTCAGTTAGTTGAATTAGTAATGCAATCCCCAGAGTATTTACCAAATATAGGTAACTTACATAAAGTTAGTGGTGTAGATGATATTCATATTCTAGACTGGTTGTCTGCATTGATTAGTGCTCACGTTGACGTTGCTAAAGATAACTATATTATTAAGCTTAATGTAAATGGATTTACATATAATCTTACTAACTTCTTATTGAGAAACGGTGTAGGTAAGAACACTATGTATTTTGTTTCACAAGAGATCATGAAAGATCTTGCAAACGATTATATACAGAGTAGAGGAGTCTATGCTATAGATAATACTAAACCATTTTATAGAAGATTCCAAGAAAAGGAAAAGGCAGTATATGATAGATTTGTTACTAAAGCAAAGAGCTTAGCTAAATCTAATGAAGATAAAAATAATCTTGATCTCTTACTTAAGAATGAGCAAGTTACAGATCAAGTATTATTTGAGATTCCAGAACAAGGCAAATTAGGTTATTTAGAAAATCTTCTTCGTAAAGCTAATGATAAAGAAAAAGATTTTGATTATTACTATGGACAAATTCTTGTATATAAATTATATAAAGAATTAGAACCAATGGCTCAGGCAATGTCTGATCTTGTAAAAGCTTCCCAAGTAGATACTAAGAAGTTTGGTAAGAACTCTATTGAAATGAGGACATTTCTACAAAATGTTGCTGATTGTTATACTAGCCCATATTTCACACCAGAAATGGTTAATAAATTCTTTAATGAGACATTCTTACAGAAGAAGATTGACAATAGTATCAAGTTTACTTTAGATTTACTTGGTAAAATTAATATACAATCTTCTGATGAGTATTATAGGGTATTCAGATCCCTTATTAATGCTAGTGGATTTTCCAAAGTAAAGGATAAGCAGGCTGTAACAGCATTTACTAATGCTATTGACTCTTATTGGAGAGCTTATTCATTATATGATAGTACCAGCAGTCCTTTAATTAATAGTATGAAAGAGTTAAGGGATCTATTTATTGGACCTAATACCATTGCTAAGAGAATCAATAGAATTAAAACTGATATTATCTCTGATGCGGCTTCTAAAGGTGGTAAATACCCAATTATTTCTGTTACTAATGGTAGAATTAGTAATCTATTCCTTAATAGTATTACTGGTGTAACTGATACTACAGGCAAAGCTATAGATTATATTCGTTTAGATTATTCAGATGATATTAGTTCTAATGCTAGTAGACAGATTAGAGAATACTGGCAAGAATTATTAGATAGTGATAATCAAGAATTACATGATTTAGCTTATGATTTAGTTCGATATGCAGTATTTAGTGGTCATGGTACTAAACACTTGAATTCTCTATTTGATTTTATACCTACTAGGGTATTAGATGAACTTGGTTATTATGAAACTGTAAGAACTTTAGAGAAAAATATAGATGATTTCTCTAATCTGTTCACTCCAGATGATGTAGATGAAATTTATCGTAATAACTGGCAAGATAATAACATGGTTCCTGTAATAAATACAAATACTAAAGGTATCTATATTCATAGAGAAAAAGTTGGTAATAGATTAGTTCCTGTAGCTATTAAAGGATCTTCTAGAAGATATGTTTGTAAAGATGATACTGATGTTCCATTGTATCACCCATATGTTAAAATGAGAGATAACAATGCTACTGGTGGATATAATCTATATAAATATGTTGGTACATTTATTAAAGATAATGGTAAAACTAAAACATATAAACCATTATATATATTAGTGAATAAGAAAGGATTTAGGCAAGGTGGTAAAGGATTTGTATCCGAATACTTATCTCCATACACTACTGGTAGCAAATACATATCTAGATTCTCTATTATTCCAGGTAATAATGTTGCTCCAAGATTTGCTAAATACGATAATAATTTCTTAGAGGATATTCCAGATATTATTAATAATGAGATTGTACCAAAAATCAACTCACAAACTAATAAAGTAAATGGTAAACCGTTAAGCGGAGTATTCTATTCAAGAAATACAATTGATTATATGTTTAGTACTGTTGAAAATGATTCAGCTCCATTAGTAGATACTAGTATGGATGAAAATGGTGAAGTAATAGAAAACACTGTTGAACAACCTTCTACTTCTGAAAATGAACAGACTGAACAGACTGAACAAACTAATGAATTCAATAATGAGAATGAATTTCCTACAGATGAAATGAATCATTGTATAAAGTAATCATATATGAAAATAATTTGTCCTAATTTAAAAAATGAAGAAGTTGCAAGAGAATTTGAAGAATTAAAAAATGCAACTAGTGAAGCAGCGGCTTATCATATATGGTCGCAGAACAATGGTAATGGCATAGATAAGGCTCCCAATGGGGAGCCATCTAAGCTCTTTTCAGACCTTTTAAAGCATTATAATGGTGATAGAGTAGCTGCTATTCAAGCTAAAGCTAGAACTTATTCTAAGAGCTTTAAAGAGTGGTTTGGTGAATCCAAAGTAGTAGATGAAAATGGTGAGCCTTTAGTAGTGTATCATGGAACTAATTATACTATTTCTGACTTTAATTATAAAGATGATAGAGAATTTAATCCAGGATTCTTTTTTACTTCAGATAAAAATTATGCTGAAAGTGTCGCAGAAGCAAAATCTGGTAATATTATAATGCCAGTATTTTTAAAGATAACAAATCCTATTTATACTGAAACAGATTTAGTTAGTAAAGATATAGAAAGTATATACATATATGAAGGAAAAAGAAATAGTGATGGAATAATTGGTCATGATAAATATACGGGAGAATTTGCACGATCTACAGGTAATGAATACTTAGTAACAAGACCAAATCAAATTAAATCAATAGATAATCAAGGTACATTCTCTACTAAGGATAATAACATATATCTAGCAGATAGTAATTCAGAAAATATAAGTCAATTAGAATCTATGCAATCTTATAGTAATAGTAAAGAACTATTAGATAATATGGATTCTGAAATGGCTACTGTACTTAATGATGTTGCTAATAAAATAGATATGCAACCTGTATCTATTGAATATACTGATAGACCATTAAATGAGGTATATCCTGAAGCTACTTATTGGACACCTGCTATATATGATAGAAACTCTAATACTATTGTAGTAAATAGAAATGGTGATTTCAGTAGATATGGTTCATTAGAAAATGTATTATTACATGAAATAGCTCATGCTATTACTCTAGACTCATTAGCTTCAAATACTGAAGCAGCGAATGAACTTAGAAAGATTCAAAAAGAGTATGCAGAAAAGCATGATGACCATGCTAGTAAGAATGTATATGAGTTTGCTGCAGAGCTATTTTCTAATCCTGAAGTCATTCACAATATGTTTGACTTCCCTGCTACAAAAGGAGAAAAAACGTTAATTCAAAGAATTATTGATTGGTTTAAGAGATTATTTGGTAAAAATACTACTCATCAAGATCTAATTAATAAAATAGTAGATAATGTTATTGAATTTAATGCATATCAAACTCTAGAGCAAAGAGAAGATTCTTATGATTATATACCAGATGTTTTACCAGCAGCCAGTAAGCGTGAAGAAATTGCTTCTATCAAACTTAGATCTGTATTCTCTGATATGGTTAAAACAGCAGAAAACCGTATGGCTTCTTTAAGGTACAATGTTATAGAAGATAAATTTGATAGAAACGAAAATTTACGTAATGATAAATTGCTATCTAGTCTTAGAAGTATCCAAAATTCTATAACAGATGTAGAAGGTATTAATAACATTACTAATTTTCTTAATGGTAGTCTAGAGTATGTAGATAATGTAATATACAGTCTGGACGAAGCAGAAAGAGTAATCAAAACTATTGATGAAAAGATAAGTACTGCACAGATAACAAATGATACTGAAGAACTTACTAAACTAAGAACTGCTTTAGATAACTTTGGTGCTGAGTATTTATACCCACATGAGAGTAACTTACGTAAACTTTATAATGAGCTAAATACAGAATTTAATAGGAATATCTATGAAAATATATTAGGTACTAATGAATTTGATAATATACTATCTATAGTAGATGGGTTAATTAGAGAATTCTCATCTAAAAAGATGGTAGACAGAGAAAACATTGGTTACATGTATGGAAACTCAGTTAGAAGAACCGTAGAAAAGTTCTTACGTACTGAAATGGAAGAAGCTAAAGACCCTAATATAGATAGAGCTCTAATGAATTGGCTTACTTTTGATGGTGATTTAAATTGGTATCATAGATTCTTTGCTACTCCTGTAAACTCACCCAAATTTGTTATCAAGCTATTGAGAAAAGTTATTGGGGATGTTAACTCTATGACTCATAAACAGGTTTATCGTAAGTATTCTGAATTATATAAAGCAGCAAAAGAAACAAGAGATCATAACCTTTTATTTGAAAAGGATGTAGATGGTAAGAAGACTGGATATTTAATTAGAGATCGTAGATATGGTGTATATCAAAATAATAAATATAAGTTTAGAAAAGATTGGCTAAAGAATCATAAATTAGCCAGTATTGATGAGCTTAAACTTAATCCTTCTCTATGGATACAATATCAAAAAGATTATAATGATTGGAAGTCTGAGAATTGTGAAAGAAAATACACACCAGAGTTTTATGCTATCTTTACTAATCTAAGTATGGAAGCTAATATGGCTCTATCTGAAGTAAACCTAGAGATAGATAATATATTAAAACCATACAGAGATAGTAATACTAATAAACCTAGATTCGAAAGAATGCCAATAGATGAATATCAAAAATATATTAGGTTATTAGAGAAGAAGCGGAATCTTGCAAATCCTTATGACCCTATTACTGGAGAATTAAAACCAGAAGGTAGTGTAGAAGCACAGATAGCTGCTGAACTTACAGAAGCATATGCTAAACTACAAGAAGGTTTAGAATCTAAAGTGGATATGGATGCTTTCCTAGAAGAAATGGAAAGAATGAAAAACATGGAAGGATATACTCCAGATGGAATCGATACATTGTATAGTGCTTGGTTAGAGCGTAATACTAGATGGGAACTTACAGATGAATTTAAAGAAAAAGTATCTAGGCAGAATAAAAAAGATTATGGTGAAATATATGATAGGTTATATCAAGCTAGATACAATCTATTAAGATTATATAGAACTGATAAATTTGAACCAGATTATACTAGAATGCCTCAAGCTGTTAAGGATAAAATTAAAGAGCTTGATATAGCAATGTATAATGTTAGGAAGCGTACTAAAAAAACTGCTAGCGGTGTTAGACTATTTAAATCTGAACTTAGTGATATAGCAAAAGAAAATGGAGGTAAAAGTGCTGTATCATCTGAAGATATATGGGTAGATGATAAAGGAGTAAAACACTATGCTTCTTATATGACTAAAGTAATACCAGTACGTCAACAGTATATGCATAGAGTACCAAATAGCAATTGGGCTGAGACATCTGAGGAATCTAAGTTCTATAATAAAAACTATGATAACAGTATACCAGAGGCAGAACAACCTAAATTATCTATTAAAGAATACGATAATAGAAAAGCTTACAATGCTGTAATGAGAGATCCTGCTTTAGTTAATCTTAGAAATGTTATTCTAGATATTATCTGTCTCTTATACACATCTCCGAGCCCACGAGACTAGCGCTCA